TCAGCGCTTGCAGTACCCCTTCTGTTGCCTATCCCCGTTGCCTTTCTCTGTTGCCCCTTCCATCATCCCTTTCGGTACCTTTCCAATCGTCCTTTCCGTCGTCCCTTCCATTGTCTCACCCTGTTTCCCCGTTCCGTCTCCCGCCTGCAAGCCCCGTGCTTTCGAACTGCTGCTGCCGGGTGGCTGCGATACATGGTCGCGGACGGTCTGCGGGGCGGACAGTTTCCGCAGTTCACTATACCCGCCGCTGCACATCGGTTTACACAAATAGTCGAAAAACGTGTTAACCGAGCAAAAACCGGCAAAATAGGATGCTTTGCGACAAACACAAAAAAGCCTTCCAGAGCTGTCTGAAAGGCTTTTTTCTTGTGTCGGGGTAGCGGGATTCGAACCCACGACCCCCTGCTCCCAAAGCGTAATTCGGCGATTTTTGCCGATTTTCAGCAGTTTTTATTTTATTTTGTAAATAGCTGTTTTTCAGATGTAAATATAGCTATTTTATTTCAATCTGTTTTTGCTTATTTCGATTAAATCCGTATATTTGTGTATAAATTGTGTACCGCAAATTAAAATTTATACACAAAATGAACTATTCAAAAGACGGTGTGACGGTGGCCGCAATGTTTGATACCGCGCACCCGAAAAAGTCCGGTAAGTGCCCCGTAAAAATCCGTGTTACCTACAATCGAGTGCGGAACTATTATCCGACTGGAAAGGATTTATCGCCGGAGGAATGGGAAATACTGCCGACTACAAAGGTGCGTGCACTTGTGGCGATCCGTAAGGACATCGAAAGCAGCTACCAGATCGTGCGGGCGGCTGTTGAGGAGTTGGCAGGGGCTGGCGGGTTCTCGCTCGACGCTCTCAATAACCGACTAAAAGGCGCAGCATCCGATACGGTTAATACGATGTTTCGGGCGAAAATAGCAGAATTGGAGAAGGCCGGACGTATAGGAAATATGTTGATATACGACAATGTATTGAAGGGGTTGGAGCGGTTTGCCGGGATGCGGATTCGGTTCGATGTTATCACGGTGGCGTGGTTGGGAAAGTATGCCGATTTCATGCGTAAAGAAGGGAAGCGGCAAACTACAATAGCAATTCACCTGCGAACGTTGCGCGCAGTCCTCAACGATGCAAAGCGCTTGGGCGTGCTCAAAGAATCGCAATACCCGTTTGGCCGGGGACGATACGAAATACAAGCCGGTACGGGGCGCAAAATGGCCCTTACTTTGGAGCAAATAGGGCAAATAGCCAATTATGACGATGGGAGCGAGGCGACGGCCAAATACCGCGATTATTGGCTATTTCTCTACCTGTGCAATGGGATTAATGTTGCCGACTTCGTGAAGTTGAGGTACAGGGACATTGTGAACGGCGAAATTTGTTTCGTCCGGCAAAAGACTGAATCCACCAGCCGAACATTGCGGGATATACAGGCGGTATTAACGCCTCCAATGCAGACTATTATCGACCGCTGGGGGCAAACACCATACCCCGACGCGTTTATTTTCCCAATCTTGACCGGTAAAGAAGATGCGATAACCCGTAAGAATAAAACCAAGTACCTGACCCGTGCGATCAACAAGCGCATGAAGGAGGTCGGCGAAAAGCTCGGTATCGGCAATATCTCGACCTATACGGCTCGGCATTCGTTCGCCACCGTGTTGAAGCGGGCAGGAGCTAACATTGCCTATATCTCGGAAAGCCTCGGACACCAGGACTTGAAAACAACCGAGAATTACCTCGCCAGCTTTGAGCGGGAAGAACGCGAAAAAAATGCGGAATTATTAACGAAATTTTAAATCAAGATGAATAAGTTATTCGAATGGTTAGATCAGATTGAGACTATCATATATGCAATCGCAGAGTTCGATGCCGGTGATATGTCGTATGATGATTTTTTACTTACAGGGGGGCGTCTAAAAAAAACTTATCGGGATGAGTTTTACACACCTGATGATGATAATTTATCGCGTAAGAAGCCCGTTTATAAAGATATTGCTCAAGAATTGGAAATTATATTAAGTTCTTCAAACCGTGAAGGGGGAATTTTTCTACTCAAACGCATCTCTAAAAGATTGGTTCGAATCTATGAATGGATGGTAAATTTAAATTTGTATTGGAAGGAGTGGAAAGAACGGCCAACACGTACAACAATGGGAAATTACTTATTGCAATATCCTAATGATTTAAGGGGATTTGTGCGCATATCACTTATCCAACCAATATTATTCGGTATTAATATTCTTGATATATGCACTGATTTGAATATAGGTGGTAAGGATATTAAACTTGATATACCGAAAGAATTACTATTGTTTCATAATGTTTTAAAACGGTATGAGCAAAACAATAGCAATGATGAATTAGATAAAAACTGCAAATATAAAACCCTTCCACGTACCCACAGAATCGCCGCAGTTTGGGGGGTGATTAATAAATTGAACCTCCAAGCACATATGGATAAAACAAACCTCGCTGCTTTTGTTGAAGCGGTTACAGGCGGAAATATAGAGTGCAAACCCAAAGATACGGTATCCTATAAAGAGCCAGAAAAGACTGCAAAAGAGGCTGCTGACGAATGGCTAAAAAAAATAGGGGTGAAATGAAAATTTAGGACGTCCGACGTTTAGTCCGACGTCCTTTTTGTTTGCTCCTTTGCATCGTGATCGATCACTAACGCCCGGACGCGGGCAAGTGTTCAATTTTTAAAACTTCACGATGCTATGGATAACACCGTAATCGTAACAACTCCCGCGCAACTGCAATCCATCATTACCGATGCAGTAAACGCGATTCTTCCCAAGCTCGCCGACTTCCGGCGCAAAAATGAGCCCGTCGAGACAGACGGAGTGAATATTGGGGACGCCGCCCGGTTCCTGACCGAGCAGGGCGTCCCCACTACTCGGGCAACGCTCTACAATCACATACACAAAAATACGATCCCGTACAAGAAGGTCGGACGCCGCATAGTGTTCTCGAAAAAGGCGCTTTTGGCGTGGGTTGATTCACGCACCGTTCGTCCGGAGGACAAGCGAACTGCTGCTACATTGCGTATTGCCGAAAGTGCCAACCGTAAATAACACCAGGGCTATGTATGAAATGAAGATCGCCGCCGGCGCTCGAAGCGAGCGCGCAGCGGCAACCCTTGGTGTCCATACCGACAAAGGTACGCAAAAAACTTTGGCTTTCCACCAGCAGAGGGTCTATGATTTGCTTCAATCATGCAAAAAATATTCTGCCGCAGACATTTCCGTCGCCCTGCGATTGTCTGACCCTCGGAGCTGCATACGCGATTTGAGGGCCAAAGGCATCGACATCCTCGATGAATGGGTGCCCAGCGAGCACGGTTCTCGTTTCAAAAGGTATTATTTGGAAGGAGGTGCGGAATGATTAGCAAGGGTTTCTATGTATGGACGAGTGATGATAGGTTTAAAAACTTAAGTCCTATCGAAATCTTCATCAATTCAAATGGCGGTATCACATTATGCGAAGAATCCGACGATAACATGCCAATTGAGTTGCAAAGTCTCATCGCCTTATCCCCCGATATGGTGGATGATGTAATCGAAGCTTTACGTGTGTTAAAATCCGAAATATAGCTCCCTATGAAACGAACAAATAGAAATTATTTCCCCCACGAATACACCGCTAAAGATGATCCAAAATGCGAGCGGTTAATCTTCAAGATGGGGATGGAAGGTTACGGCATATTTTGGGCCTTGCTGGAAGTTTTAAGAGCGCAACCCGACTATACTTATCCATTGGAAAACATCCCACTTGTGGCGTACAAATATCGCACAGAATCGGAAAAGGTGCGCCGCGTTGTATTTGATTTCGGACTATTTAATGTTGTTGATGATAAAATATTCTTTTCCAATGGGTTAATACGTCGTATGCAGCCTATGGACGAAGAACATAAAAGCAGATCCGAAGGGGGTAAAAAAGGAATGGCGAACCGATGGAAAAATAACTCAGTTATTAAGAGTGCTAATAACACAGTTGATAACTCAGTTAGTAACACTCTTAATAACAATAAGAATAGAATAGATAAGAACAGAACAGATAAAAAGAAACTCTCTATCGAGAGTAAAGAAAGCACGGACAAGCCGTGCGAGGGGACTACCAAACGCACGGCGTTTGTCGTCCCCTCGCTCGAAATAGTCAAAGATTATTTTTCTACGATCAAAGGAGGCGATACGGATGCGGAATGCTTTTACGACTATTTCACGGCTAACGGCTGGCGAACCGGTAAAAATCCGATAAAAGACTGGAAAGCCGCCGCGCGAAATTGGATGCGCCGCAAATCCGAATTCAGCAACACGACCCAAAATCAAACTAACCATGAAACGAAGCGAATCTATCAAGACTTATAACCGCCCGGCGTCCGTTGAGGGACTTCCGGAATCGCCCGAGCTTGAAAGAGCCGTTTTGGGGGCTTTGATTCTCGAACCGGATCAACTGCCCGACGTGGTGGAGATCGTCGAAATTTCGGCATTTCATGACGAAAATAACGGCAAAATCTATGGCGCGATGCTCTCGATGTTGGAGCGTGGCGATAAAATCGACCTCTATACGCTTTCGCAGCGTCCGGAACTGAAAGACCGTGACATGTTGCGCTACTTCTCGGAGCTGACCAGCGCAGTAGGTTCCGGCGTTAACGTGCTGGATCACGCCCGGCAGCTCGCAGACACCGAAACCCGGCGGCGTTTATGCCTTTTCGGCTACGAACTCGCGGCACGCGCTGTGTCGGATCCCGACGGCGTTGTGGATTGGGCTACATCGGAGATAACCGCAATTGCAGACCGGGTCTCGCGGCCGGATGACATTACGCCGTTGTCGGAAGTCGTGCGAGCTACCATCGACGACCTGGAACGACGACAGCAGGCCAGGCAAGCGGGCGAGTGTATCGGCATTCCTACCGGGTTGCAGCGGCTCGACGCATTGACCGGAGGCTGGAGAGGCGGGCAGCTCGTGGTATTGGCAGGCAGGCCGGGAATGGGCAAAAGTGCTACGATGCTACATTTTGCCCGTGCTGCGGCCGCGTCGGGCGTTCCGGTGTGTGTCTATTCGCTGGAAATGCCCGCCGGGCAGCTGGCCGGGCGTATGCTGGTCGGCAGCTCGGGTGTAGATTCGGGAGCGTTTCGCACCGGCAATGTCGACGGTGCGGGCTGGACGAAGATAGAGAAGGCCGGCGCCACCCTTTCGGGAATGCCTGTTTACCTTAACGATAGCGCCAACATCACGATGGGCGCTATACGCTCGCAATGTAAGGCAATGCACCGCCGGGGACGGTGCGGGATGGTCATTATCGACTACCTGCAACTGCTCGACACGACGACCCGTAATGCGAACAGCACCCGCGAGCGGGAGATCGCCGCCGCCAGTCGTTCAGCGAAACTGCTCGCAAAGGAACTCGATGTTCCGGTTATCTTGTTGTCGCAGTTGTCGCGCAAAGTTGAGGAACGGGCGGATAAAACGCCGCTATTGTCGGACTTGCGCGAATCGGGAGCCATCGAGCAGGACGCCGATATGGTGCTGTTCCTCGACCGTCCGGCAATGTACGGCGCGCAAACAATAGACACGAATCGCTACGGATTAATTTCATCCGACGGGGTGGGGATCATGCACGTCACAAAGAACCGCGAGGGGGCAACGGGGCGGATATACTTTCGCCACAACAAAAGTCTGACCCGAATAACAGACTACGACAGTCCCGCGACGGATGCAATCGGGGAGGCGGGGCCGTTCTAATGCCTTTGCTATTTGAGCGCATGAAAATATCCAAGTGGGACAAGTACCCACAACACGAAAGAAAATCGAAAATTCAGAAACAATATATGAAAAAGCGGATGTTTTACCCGCCATTGCGGGACGAGTTTACAAAATTCGGCGACAAATTCGAGAAAATCGCCCATAACGACGCCAACGGAATATACTGCTACAAGCGCACCACCTCTGACGGGCTGACCTATTACGAGGCGTTCAAAGCCCCCGAAGCGAAAGACGAGGACGGCAACGCCTACGAACGCTATCCGAGTTCTTCCGACTTCGGTTTTAGCACGGCCCTATGTATCCGGGGTGACGAAAGGCACGCCGCTGACAAAATCGCATTCTATATGGCCAACGGTTTCGAGGCGGGGAGGTTCCGTGCATGACTGGCCGACAGGTGCAAATAACCCAAGAAACAACCATTTTTCAACTAATAAAACAACCATGAAGCAGATCAAGATCGACAACCAACACGGTATCGGGCTGACGCTCGACCGCGTAACGACCACGATTGTAGACAGCAACGGCACACACAGGGGTGATGACGAAATTATCCTGTACGTCCCGGACGCAAGCGATTACGACACGGATTTCATACAGGGCAACTGCGCAATGCTGTGTTTTAGCCCTGCCCAAGCCATAAGATTGGCGCGTAGACTATTGAGGCTGGCAGGAAAGGCAAAAAAAAACATAGGCGGATCCACGCCGCCTATGCCCAACCCAAAATCGTAACCATCCTATGAAAGCCACAGGCAAATGTAATTGTGAAACATTAAAAAACAACTAAAACCATGCAAGAGCAAGACAAACAGCGGGGTGTGTACATCCCCGAGTATGAAGAAGAGGACAAGGCATTAGCGAAAGAGTGGGCGCAGGCACTTCCCGACGCCGAGCATCCCGGTTATGTCCCCAAAGATTCGGCCATAAATCCGAATATCCGGTTTTGAACCAATGCAAACTAAACTATTATCGAATATGAAAGCAAAGACAAATAAGCACGAAGAGTATATTAAAGCCCACGCAGCCGCTATTCCCCAACTTGAGGCCGCAATCCAGCAACTGAAAGTGGCGCGCCTGGACGTATCCACCGAAAGCATTGCGGACATTGTGCTGTCTGACAGCAAGGCGATCCGAACACAGGCGAAACGGCTTGCCGCCGAAGACGCGAAGCAGATCAAGATCGTAACGACACGGGAGGAGCTCACGGCGCGAGCAAGTGAGTACATGAATAGCGTCATCGATAATTCACAACAGGCGATCAAAAATGCGCTGCGTGTCGGTGAGGCTGATGCCCTCGACCCTAAGGCATTTATCGTAAGCGGGGATAAGGTCAAATTGTCTACCGACTGGCTGGCCGACCAGCACCAACGGCATACGCTCGAAGTGGCTGTTATGCGCGGGCGTGTACTTCAGCAATGCGAACAGGTGCGCCGTGCGGTTGAGGCATTGAATACTTTGATCGCGGATCACCCGAGTTTCAAGGCTGCGATCCTGCCGGAAGACACGGACTACCGTAGTGTCATTAGGGTATCATACGAAGGTACCATAGAACTCCATCCCGACGCGTTGGATTGCCTCAAAGAATAAGAGAGGGGGATAGTCCCTCTCTCTTATAAGGCATTGTCGAACGAAGCATTGCATTATTCGCAAAGGTAAGGATTATAAACATAATTAGCAAGCGGATAATGGGGAGAAGGGCGGAAGGGCGGCCAACTATCGCCGACTATACGGTATGGACAAATGAACTGAGCCGGGAAGAACTGATGATAATTATACATGGCATATGCAATCATCGGATCAACCAAGCGAAGAGGAAGCTCCAGTTTTTGCGGGCGCAGCGCGACAGGCGCCGAGCCACGCGGGGTAAATACAGGGAACCGAATCCGCCTATTTCGTGGCGGAGGTTTAAAACAAAGGAAAGAGATCATATTGACGGACGGCAACAGGAGTTGCCATTTTAAATAATTAGGTGGATATGGAACAAGATATTTATGAAGAATTAAAGAGTATAAAGCAGTATCTATTGTTGGGAGCTAAAAGCGCCTTAAATATGGATGATGCAGCTTTACTTACCGGGTTGTCAAAATCTCGCTTATATTGTCTCGTCAGTAAAAAACAAGTTCCTCATTATAAAAAAGGCAAATCAACCTACTTTAACAAAAAAGAATTAGAAAACTGGATGCTTCAAATTAGAGTGTCTACGGATGAGGAGGTAGAGCAACAAGCTGCACAATATGTATATAATAAAAATTGAGTATATTTGTTGTGCGAGATTTGTGTAGCAAAGGGGCTGTTTTATGCTTTTTGTTACTCGTTTGTTACCTGATTTCCCAAGATATAACCTAAGTGTTTGATTTACATTGTATATAATATATTATCCTTCGGTACTTGAAGCCGTGAAATACCCAATCCAATAGGTAGACGATGTAGAAGGGCACATATAACAGTTCTCTCATCTGTGCGGTGTGTATCGCTTCGTGGTTTTTATTTTTATCCGACAACGGGCGGGCGGACTTGCGGGCAAATACGATCCCGAACAGATTGATAGCCTTGTATCCCTTGAAGGGGATGATGTCGTTATAAATTATCTTCATACCTGTCAGAATTGCCATAAAATAACACCTACTCCTACGCCGACCGTAGGCTGGAACCCTTGCGGCGTGTACGCCGCCCCGATCCCGGCAGTCAGGGCGAAGCGGCTCCGCCGGGTGACTACCTGCTGTCGGGTGGTAGTGCAGTTGTATGTTTCTATCCAGTCGAGCGTCGGCCGCAGGTTGCCGATCCGGGGCCCGCTGACCTGTGCCCGGTAGGTGCTGTCCGAGTAGGGGCGTGTTTCCATTGCCACCTTCATCTGCACGCTGTCTGCCCCGACTTTCACAACGACGGTCTCCGTTACCGTGTCGGGCGGCGCGAAGAGCAGCACCGGCACCGAGATGTCGGCGAAGCGGTACGTGCCGGGCAGCGGTTCCGGTCTCGGGTAGAACACCGTGTCGATACGCGTCGTTTCTTCGACAACCACCGACGCGGCGCCCCTGCGGTATCCCCAGCCGAAGAGGAGCGCCCCGGCAACAAGGGCGGCGAGCAGGTAGAGGAGCAGGCGTTTCATAATCCCTCGGCCGTCACGATCCGTTGTACGTTGTCGATCATCGAGGCCATGACCTCGGCGTAGTTCGGAGCCGTAGCGTACTTGGCGCCGGTGTCATCCACAAGCCGCCGGGCGTACTCTTTCGGGTCAGCCCGGTACGGCCACGCATCGGCATACGAGGGTTTGCGCAGCAGCGACAGATAGTCGTCCAGGCACGCATCAAGCGAGGCGTACACACGGAAAAACCGCCGGACGCGGTATTTGTATTTGTCCGGGGCGACCTGCTCCACCGATACGACCTCCTCGGGCGCATTGAATTTCACGTCGCGCGTCTTGAAGTATTCCGTGGTGAGCACCAGTTCCGCCGGCCCCGCCCACGTACTACCCTTCGTGATGCCGAAAATATTGTTGCCGATACCTTTGACCTTCCAGCCTGTTTCCAGTGCCGCCTGCGCCGTGACGAACAGCGGACTGACGCCACCGGCGCGGTAAAGTCTCTCGGCCGCCGGATAGATCGCCCGGACGAATTGGGTTTGTTCCTTCTTTGTTGCCATCGTTATTGGATTGCTATTGTCGATATTGACAGGTTGTTATTCCTAAGCACTTGTGTCATTGCACGATGTGTTTAGTGTACAGGATATGCCCGACCCATCCGGCCATAGCACAAACAACCCCCACGAGGATGTAACGCGGGAATACGATTCCGAGCACTACGGCCACGGCCGCAACGATGCACCATACGATCCATTTCTTTTTCATTTGTCCTTTTGTTTTTGTTTGTAGTTTTCCAAATAGGGAATCTTCTTAATCATCTCGAACGAGAGCACATAGTACAGGAAGTTGATGTATCGGTTCTTCGGGAATATGCGGTTCAGGTTCTTGAGGATGTTGACCCCATAGAAATATATCAGGGCATATACTGCGAGCGAGATCGCCGACATCGCCCCGTCGTGGTTGTCGATGTTGTCCCCGACGAGCAGTATCATGGCCATCAGTCCCGATATTACCGCAGCCTCGGATATGCACTTGAAAGCCTTGCGGAATATGAATCCTTCGTGCTGTACGAGCACGCCGGCGAACAGGCCCGTGAAAAAGTTCGCGGCGAATATAATCATGCAGGCCGTCAGTATGTCGTGTATCGGGGCTATGGCGTTGAACATGTACACCAGGGCACCGATCAACACCTGCCATATTTTTTCGCAGAGCCTTTCTATAAATCTCCACAATGCTTCCATAGGGTGTATTCTATTGTTCGGGCAACACGTTTGTCTGCGCCTGGGGCGCCGCTTCCGACTTCTCCAATTCTGCGATCCTCTGTTCGAGCCGTTGCAGCACCGCGGCTAAAGTTTCTCCTTCGGAAACAAGCACGGCTTCGGCTACGGTTACGGGATAGAACGGCTCGCCGTTGGGCTTGTTGGTCATATACATCTTCATTGCTCAATATTTTGAAAGTTCATAACCGTTTCTTCGGCGGCCAGCTCTTCGGCACGTCGGGCCCTCAGCGCCGCAAGGGTCTTTTCATTCTCGTTGTACTCCGCGTTGGCCGCTTCGTACTCCTCATAATCCAGAGGATAGGTAGCCCGGAAGTCAAGGCCGGACTTGCTGCATTTGGCTGCCCTGTCGTCGGACTTGGCCATGACTGCCCGTAATTCGAGCTGCCGCGATTCGAGGGTGTCGATCTGTCGTTGTGTTTCCATGGTTCAGATAATTATAAGGCGCAGACCGGGCGGGCAGCGCCCGTGCTATACTTGTAGTTGGCGCCCACGTAACCCGTATCGCCACGGTAGATGAACGCATGGGCGGGATTGCATTCGCATGACGTCCACGGGTAATAACTCGCCCCGTAACAGGTCGCCTTACCGAGGCGCGACAGCGTGCGGTTTACGGGATCGCTTTCCCGGTCGGCGGATGTCAGCACGCGGTCGTGCATGAGCAGATAGATTTCGTCGACGGATGGCAGCCACCATGCGCCCGCTTCCAGTCCGGTAGTTGCGCCCTCGACCGTGATGCCGTAGTCGAGAGCAGCCGCAGCGGCCGGGTAGCGGTACTGTGTCTTACCATAAATGTCCTCGAAGGTAAGCCGCCCGATCAGGTGAGTGTCGGTCTTGCCGTCGCGCAGCAGCGCACCATAAGCTGCGGGGTATTGCAGCAAATGTTCTCCGAACAGATAATCCCGGTAGGTCGGATAGGCGGCGACCAATGCCGGATTGGCTTCTTCGGTAAAGGCGCTTTCGCGGATAATCTCGCCGCTGCCCGGTTGCTGTCCGGGTTTCTCACTTCCGTTGGCCGAATAGTATCGCAGGAATTCTTCGGGATTACAGCCTGCTAACGACGCATCAACCCCGTTCTTACGGCGGACGGGATCGGTCGCCCCCTCGATCAAAACCCCTGTCAATGTCGTTTGATAATTCACATCCTCCGGTGGCCTTGTGATTTGACAACCGCTTACGACTTTGATAATCGCAAAATCAGGATGCCATGTGTTCGACGATACGATGATTCGTGCGGTCGCTTCATCTACGGAGGCAGTCCAGCCGTATGTGGATTTAACCGTTGCATTGGCATTGATTTGCGCTGCGATGTCTGCCAGTGATGCCCCTGCGGCATACGTTATCGGCAACTCCATCGCATAAATGCCCTGGCCGAACGACAGGACAGCGGTTCCTCCCGCCGCAAGGTCGAAGCCCGACAATGCAACCTCATAAGAGTATGCCCATCGCTGGCTGCCGACCGTTGCATTTTCGAGCGATACGATCAGCACACGCTCGCCCTGCCGGGCATAGACCACGGCCACCGGGACAAGCTGCGGCGGCAGCTGCTCTGCAACAAGCGTCGCACCCTTGACGAAGCGGATAGTTCCCGTGGTCTTGTCGAAGACCGCAAGGTCACCAACCCCGGCGGCCGGCTTGTCCACTACGACGTTCACGCCGTCGTAGATGAGCGCCCCGTCGTCCTCGATGTAGGATACCGCCGACTGTGTGTCCTTGCGATTCTTGTCGGCCGTGTAACCCGCCTTGTTGGCGTATTTGTTGACTTGTGACATGTTGTATGTAGTTTAAGCGTTCTTCCAGTCCGACACCGCGCCGTTACCCACGGAGTGGTAGACCGCGTTGTTCTTCGTATCGACATAGAACTGCCCTGCGCGGTCGGGGGCTTTCGTCGGCGCACCCTCGCCCGTGACGACGAGGTTGTTGTCGCCCCACACGCCCAGTTTTTTCACCTGCAACTCCGGGATCAGCACTTTGCCCGAGAGCATTTCCATGAGCAGCCTTTCGAGGTGCGTCACGCGCGCTTCGAGCGTGCAGTCCGAGTGCGCGATAACCGAAATTTCGCTGAACGAAGCATCCGACCACGGCGTGAGCTTGTGCCTGGACAAGAAGTCGGCATCGGTGATCTCCGGCCCCGTCGTGTAGTAGGTGTTGCCCAGCAGCGTGACGTCGACCTGTGTGAAGGGAGCGCCGCCCTCCACGTCGGGCATGTAGAGCGATTTGGTTCCGTCGAGCGACAGCAGGCGGCAGCCGATGATCTCGACGGCCATATTTTTCGCCGCAGCATCGGTGCTTGCGTGGATGGTGGCCGCGCCCGTCGAAGTGCCTACGTGCGTGTCGCTGACGCACTCGCAGCCGTCTAACCGAATGGTCTGGTTGTCGGTAAGGCCCGCGCCGACGGGTGAATGGCACGTACTGAAGAGTTTGCAGTTCCGAATCGTCGTGAAATATCGCTCAGATGCGGCAAAGACCGAATCGATATGTATGCAGTAGCAGGCTTGGTGACCGCCGGCGCTGGCGTCCGTATAACTCTCGTCGTTCAGGCAGTTGACGGTCATGTTGGCGATGGTGCATTCGCCGCCCGCCTCGATGATCTTGGCGCGGTTCACGGAGTTGTTCTCATACGAGACGATGACGCCGTCGCGGCTCTCGCCGATAAGCGATATGCGGTTCGCCCCCTTGTTGATGATCGCATACGGGTAACCCATCGCCACATTCTTCGGGGCCTCGTGATCGTAAAGGCCGTTGCGGATAAACACCGTAACCGCGTTGTTCACGACATCGAAGGCGTCCCTTGCGAAGTCGCACGCCTGCGCGACCGAGAAGAAATGCCCCGTCCCGCCCTCGTCCACGGTGAAGGAGTCCGTGTCGAAGTTTTTCAGCGTGGCCCGGCTCTCGGCATCGCACCATGCGTCATAGTTATTGAGCGTGACGATCAAATCCTCGATGGTGACCTTCTGGCCGATATTGGTGGCTGCGGATATGCTGGTGCCCACATTCAGCCCTCCCGCTACCGACGCCGCCTTGCCGCGGTAGTAGATTTCGTAGGTGCGGTCTGCCTTGAGGACGAACCAGCGGCCCCGCTGGTCGAGATTGTCCGAATAGGTAATGATCCGCAAAGAGCACTCTTTGTCCACGCGCAGCTTCATGCGCACGAAAATAAAGTCCGAAGCTGCGACCGGGATGCGGCTGGTCAGGGAGAAGTTCGACGTCACGCCTGACTGCGTAGGCGTAACGACCATGCTCCGATCCGTGATGTCCGAGCCCGTATTGTTATAATAGCTCTTCGTAAAGTCCTTGAGGATGTAGGCTACGTGGTCTTTGTAGCCTAATTCAGTATTCAATTCTTCCGAAGTCACATATCCGGAATCATTTTCCAGTTCGGACAGTTTCGTGGGAAGCTCCGTGCGGTCGGCCTTGCCCTGGATCATCTCCTGCAATGCCAGTGTCAACTTGTCCCAGGATACGGTGTTGTTGAGCAGGGAGGCGCGGATTTCGGAGCCTTCGACCGTAACCTGTATCTCGGAACCGATAGAGCCGACATATACTTTCACGAAGTCAGAAACCGGGATGGAGGATATGGAGCCGTCGGCATTTACGAACTCGATAGATTGGGTATCCTCGTTGTAATGCAGCCCCATCATCTCGATAGGCAGGTCGATGATGAACTTGGCACCGCCCTTTGTCGTGAAGGTCAGCTCGTAGGTTTTGTCGTTGAACTCCGGCAGTCCTACGCAGGTGTTGAGCAGCTCCCGGATGTCGGGATGCGCCGTGGGGGAGGTGTTGTGCCGCTCGATCTGGCCGCTGACGTCCGGGGTGGGAATTTCTGAGATCGCCTTGTCCGTATAGTTTTTGGCCTCGGTCAGTGTCTGCGCATCCCCGCCGGATATGTTGCTGTTGAGCTCCTCGGACGTGGCGTCAAACACATCGCTGACATTATTCCATAGTTCTGTTGTCTTGGTGTCCGTGTACGACTTTGCTTCAGCCAGTGCGCCCGCCGCAGCCTCCGTCAGTTCCTGCTTGGATGCCTTGTCGGACAACTCCTTCCTTATCTCCGTGTCGTCGTAGTTGGAGAGCCCGGCCAGCTTCTCCTTCTCCTGGTCGGTGTAGTCGTTCGTCGAAAGCCCTTTCCCTTCTTCCTTGTCGACCTTTTCGGCAAGGAGTTTGTCAATATTCCCGACCTTATTTACAGCGTCATTTGCCGCTTTTGCCGCCTCGTTCGCGGCGTTTGCAGCGTCGATAGGGGCTTCGGCATATTCTTCCTCCGTAAGTTCGGAATTCGGGTTGTATTTCTTGAATGCCTCGTAAGCACTCTCCCCAGGCAATCCAACAACAAGGCTTGACGCCTCAAGGTTGATAGTTTCCGTTATAAGGTTGCTTTCGTCTTCGCCACCTTCCAAGAGTGTCGTAGGAACCAATTCGAAGGCCTTGCAGTAGTCGACCGCCGTTTGCCCGCTCTTCTGCAAATTCTCCCACATGGTGAGACGGTACACCCCGATGGACTTCTGCATTGTGCCGCTAATGGTGAAAATCGCGGTGTTGCCTTCGGTGGTGAAATCGACGGGAATGTCCATATGCGAAGGCAAATGGACGAAGAGTTTCAGGTCGCGCCCTTCGAGTGCTACCTGCTGCCCATTGGTGAGTATCGGCCAATGTATCTCTATGTCCTTGCCTATCCGGATGCGTTTCATATTCCTTTCGAGCGTTTATTCTTTTTTGAGAGCGGACATGATACTGTCATAGAATACTGCCTTGCACATCTTTGCGGTATCGACGATAATCGATTCCTCCTCCTCGGAAACTTCGATGCCGCCTTCGCTGTGGAGGATGCGGAATGCCAGGTCATGCGCTACGATGCCGTTCATGCCCATGTATATGGCGTTGGCAAACTCTTTCCGGGCGTCGACGACAATATGCCCGGCGCGGGAAATATCGGTGAACAGTTTAAATTCTTTTAAATTCAATACTTTCATATATCCTGTTTTTGTGTTAATATTGGCACCAGTTGGCTGTCCACATACTGTTCATATGATCCCACAATATGATCCACAGCTTACCCCAGTCCAGGGTAATAGTGGTGTTGTTCTGAGAGTTGGAATTCGTGCATATCCTGTGCTGGGTATTCCCACGCGTCAACTTGACATTGCCGCTGCCGACCTTTCGGATGAAATAAATCTGCCCTTGTTTTGGTGAAGACGGTAAAGTCAGCGTAATCTCGCTCGTAGCCGTACTGAACACCACGCTGTCCATGTCGGTCAGGGTTCTATCGGAAGAGGTTCGCACATTCCTCAGCCTGAAACCCGTTATGAACCCATTGGGGATATATAAGGCATGGTTTCCGGACTGACGTGCAGCGGTAGTGGTTCCATCCGATGATGCTGCTCCGGTGACATCTATATACACTCCGAAATTGCCTGCCATGTTGCCGCTGGCTACGCTGCGGCTTACTTCTGCTCTTATAGGCCCATAGAGGGCACCACCCGCTGATGCCGGCCAGGTGTCGACTCCAAGATAAAGATTGGTCTTACTGCCTGTAAACTTAATCAGATTGGAAGATAGAAGCATCTTACCGAAGCTGTCTGTGGATTTTAATGCTCCTTCGTCAATTGTAAAGTTGCCTATCGTTCCGCTCGATGCGTTGATAGTCCCTGTAATATCGGCTTTGGTGGCCACGAATGATCCGTCCTTAGCGACCCTGAACGGCGCTTTCGACGGGGTATTGCTCCCGACGAACAGGGGAATATCGCCACCCACGAGCCCTGCGATGATAGTATTCACGGAAATGTCTGTCTTGGAGTTGTGCACCACGAACTCCATACCTTGCAGGAAGTTGATGACGGCATTCTCTGCGAACAACAGGGGCGTATATATCGGCACCATGTCGTTGAGTTGTTGCCAATATGCCGATGCGGATCCCGCCGTCGGTTTGTTGGAGTTCGACGAAGTGTGCGTTTGGCCGCACTGGAATTTCAGCTGCTTATTGTTCGCATAGATCGTAACTACGTCTATGTATCTGGGGCCATTGGAAACGAGGTCGAGGTCATTGCGGTATTCCACTCCCGATGCCCATTCCGTGAGGCGGGTTATGCAGCCCTGCAAGCCATCCTTGCCGGGGGCACCGTCTTCGCCGGGGGCGCCGTCATCACCTTTAGGGCCCTGCTCTCCCGATATGCGTACCGGAGTTGCCCAGCCTACCGTCGGGTGCAACAGATTGTCGTCGGCGTCTATTTCTGCCTGGGTCATCCACAGATATTCACCCGAAGAGAGCGACGGCGGGGTGTCGCTCCAACCTGCGGGGGTGCGATCCGTTTTGACCAGCGCCGGCGCCGTGGTGGTGCTGTTATTCTTGGCGTATTTGAAGTCAGTATGCGGCCCCGGCTCCCCATCCTCGCCCGTTACGCGGATAGGCGTCGACCACGCCCCGGCCTTTCCGGTCGATGCGTCTATCGTAGCCTTGGACATCCACCATATACCGACACCAGTGGGCGCGTCACTCCATCCGGACGGAATGGGGTCGTAGGAAGTAGGCTTTGCTGGCTCCGTATCGCTATTTTTAAATACATAGGATGTCCAGTTCCCCGGTTGCCCGTCGTAAGAATACCGCGCCCAAATCGAGGGCGAGGAAAATGCGCCCCAAACACCTTCCACCTTGTTGCGCTTCGACACCCATTCGTAGCGATATGTGGCGTCTACTCCCGTAGGGTCATCCGTCCATGGAGCCGGGGGATTATCGTATTCCGCAACATCGGGAACATCCGGAACGGTGCCCGGATCCTCGGTTTCCGTACGCGTGAATATGTATTCTACACCTTCACCATCCACACCATCCGCGCCGTCGAATGACCACTTCGCCCATAAGGACGCTGCTGAATATCCGCTCCAGTGTCCGCCTGTCTTATAGCGTACGCAAGTCCATTCGTAGGGGCGCTCGGAATTCGGGCCCGTGGGGTTGTTCGTCCAACCGCTCGGTACATATCCGTCTTCGTCGCTGCCAGACGGCGTATTCGGGGCCGTGTTGGAACTTGTGCGTTTGAATATCCATTCTACATCGGTTCCGTCGACACCCGGCGCTCCGTCGAACGAAAATTTTGCCCAAAGCGCAGGGTCGGTGAATTTGCCCCACATGCCATTTACCTTCACGCGCTTGCTGGCCCACTCGTAAGGGGTGTCGCTATCGGGCCCGACGGCATCGTCCGTCCACACCTGCCCGTCCGAGGTTTCGGAGGACGAGGGAATGTAATCGTCCTGCTGCGCGGTGGGTGGCTGTGCAGGGGCTTTGTATTGCGATGTACGCGCGAAAATCCACTCGTAATCCTTGCCGTCCTTCCCGTCGGATCCCGGTTCGCCCGATACGCGCTGAGGAGCAGACCATGATTTAACCTCTCCGTCGACAACGGTGCCGGTACACATCCATGTAGGACGTTGATCCGACATCGGGAGCGTCTCCGTAGTCCAACCTTCGGGCGGTATTTTAAGCTCCGTAGGTTTCGCCGGTTCGCTCTCCGATTTTTTGAATATGCTGACCGTTTCGAGCACCCCGTATCCGCCTAAGTATACCCACTCCTCGGCATCCTTGCCGGGCTCGGTCTTGGTGCCGTCGACCAGACAGCGCCAATGTCCGTTGTTCCAATATACGTCGTCGTTGCGGTTGTATGTTTCCGTGGCGCTCCACACTCCGCGATCTATGATCGTGGGCACCTCTTCGCCGCCGGGCGTGAACTGATGAATGACGCCCGACATGTAGATGTTGTTCAGGTATGCCGAATATCCCGTCATGTTTATCCCGAATACGGACAGGTTTGACAGGTCGCCATATTGCGCGGCGATATTGGACGCAGTGAACTCCCAATCGGAAACTCCCGTTAAATAACGCTGGTATGTCCGGGTTTCGTAGCGGGAGGTCTGCCGATCCTCATTTGAGAAGGAGCCATAGCCCACGAAGGTCATCGACGCCGCCGGATGATATTGGGTGGGGTAAGCTCCCGATACCGGGCGTAGTTGATACTTGAAGGTCTTGTAAGTTGTAGTGTCCAGCTCCTCGGTGATGCGGAAATAGCAGGTGGCGAACCCGGCAAAGCGCCTGTTGCCACGTCCGTCGTCATAATCCGCGGTTGCATTCTCCGAAGTGTTCAAATTGTGGAAGATGCCCATGCATATATCCCCGACCCGAGGACTTCCGATTTCGCCTTCTTCGAGCTTGAGGGTGATGGTTTGGGTCGTGGTGTCGACGCTTTCGATGATCCCGGCACTTGGAGCATACCACGTATCGCCCATGGATATTTCGACACGGTTGTAGCGGAGTTCCGGAACCTCCAGGAATCCCCGAAGTTTCAGGCTCTGCATCTCTGCGTTCCCTTTCTTGTCAATCATGCCGCCCAAGCCTGTCATCCCGGATGCGAAGTTCCCGAACAGGGCACCGTCGTCAAAGGTCATTTTACCTTTGAATGTGTCCGGGAACTGTTTGCTGGCGAATTCCCATAGCGCACGCTTGGCGGAATAGGCATTGTAGTCTGCGGCGGCAGTGGAATCGTAGCGGGTGATAAGATAAATTGAAGCTCCCGATTCGGTAACGCCTATGCGCTGTGCGTACAGGTTTGCCTTCACCTCCGATTCAATGTTGCCGATACGGGAATATGCCGTATTGTCGCCTACCGTATATGTGGCGATATACTCATTATAGAGTTTCTTTTCGTATCCCTGGATGCGTGATAAGCGGCCGCTTTCTCCGAAGCGTGGATCCACAAGGCGAACCGCCTGTCCTGCATCGTAATTCTTTTTGTTTTCCTGACAGTATACGGGATTGGTTTCGCAGTCGTATACGTCCGTGTCGCTGCTGTGTTTCGCGGCATATGATTCTCCGGCCTTCAGAAGCTCCTTTTCAGCCTCCTCGATCCTTTCTTTAGGTAGTTTTACGCCCGTGATGACAAACGTATCTCCAGGCTCGGGATGCATATTTTCTCGGGGAATTATAAGCTGGCTTTCACCGGATGTCTCTACTTGCGCGATGATCTCGAACTTCTTATCAAATCCATCCTCCGGTTTCCACGTCTCCGGTTTGTAGTTTATACTTAGCTCAAAATTCCATCCTTCAAGGCTACCGCTCGTAAAAGTTGCGCCCAGGGTTTCGTCTTTAATCATGTCCGAAGGCAGGAACGGCGTGTCTTTGCAGTACATGACATACGCCTTATCCGTTTGCCCTTCGATGATCTCCCGGTCTACGGTCTCAATGCTGGTGACAGTCTCCGTATTCTTGGGGTATATGTCATCGAAGAACACGACCTGCTCCACAATGTCGCTTCCCGAAAGACCAGGTATTGCGTCGATATACCGCTGTCCGTCCGGCAGGCGAAGCCGAATTTCAGATACATGATTCGTTTCACCTCCTTGCGGAGCTTGCCCATAGTCGCTTGTAAGATTGCGAGTAGAGCCAAAGACGTAGAACCGGGTGCCGTAGCTCGAATCATCCCCTTTCTTTGCGGGAATGTTTTTCACTACATTCCCCTGTCTGAACTCTTCGGGGGATCCGAAGTCCAGTTTGCCAAAGCATAACGATACGAGGTCGCCGTTTTCCGCTGTCCACCATTCCGTCTCAAAGGTTTCGGCAATCGTATTGAGGATGTCCCAGCACTTATCGCCATTGAACGATACAAGCTTCGTAGCTTTAGGATTGTCAACGGTGATCGTGCCTACCTGCCAGTTTTCGCCTCCGAGCTGCTTGTTCATGTTGGCGACGATCAGGGCAGCGAATGATTCGAGGTCGGCGGTGTTGTGGAATACGGCTTCCGGATTATCACCACCCAGCCAGAAACACACGAAACGCTTCATGTGGTTTTGTTGGGCCTCGAATTTGAGAGTATATTTATAGCCGCCGGTCTTGCTATCGAACTCAGGGCGTACCGTGGACATTATCTCGAACTTACGGCCTTTATATGTGATGTAGGAACCACGAGCAAATGTCGTTGGTTCAAGGAGATTAAAGGGCAGTTCGATATAGTAGTCACCCATGAGGACATATTTGATGATAGCCTCTTTGGTGACCGGCGCGTCCAATATTTCTGTTCCTGTCGGAGAATAAATAACCATTATGTCATCAAGGGCTCGACGATTTCTCAAGCCTCTGATGCAAATGTGCGTCTGTGCATTTTAATAACAATGAGGAGCAGTAAAAATATCAATAAAAAAGCAGGGATTTCTCCCTGCCCGAACATATGTTTTGGGACTTAAAATTAATCGTAAAATAAAATTGAGCCCTAAAATAACTATTTAGGGCTCTATACAGATGTTTCAATTTACACATTATACGGATAGACCCGTACGTCTATATCTTATTCGTGCTGCAAATATAATGCACGTATTAGCAAAATGCAAATTTTTCTCTGACTTTTTTACCCTCCTACACTACACCGTTAGGATGTAGTTAACTACACTTTGTAGTGAGGTTGGAAGGAAGGGAATAAAAACGCCCCGCATTTCTGCGAGGCGCCCCCAACGTGGTGTGGAAATAGTGGTATACGGGGGTTACTTTATCGGTGCCATCTTCTTTGGCGTTTGGACTACTTCGAATTGTCTTGCGAGGAAATCCAACCCTTTCTGCGTCACGAGGACTTTTATAACCGTGAACGATTCGTGGTTGTTGCGATCTATTAACTTCTCCTTTAACTCGAAATAACCACGGTTAATATACTCTTGCTTAGGCTCATTGCGATTGCAGAAGAATATGCCGCGTTCACGGAGCCGTTGAAAGAGCGTGTTGCGGCCGAAGGGAAGGTTCAAAATCTTTGCCGCCTGCCCGACGTCGATCTTCTGGTCTGTGTCCAGTACTTTATCCATTAGTTCGGCTTTCGGGGCGAGCGCTGCGACCTGCTTGTGTGCCTGCTCCAACTGTTGCTTCTGGCGGGCTATAGTGTCATTGGCTACCAGCACGGCACGTGCCATTATCATTTCGGGCGTGTCCGTCTCTTTGGCCGACATGTATCCGCCAGTCTTGCGGATCGTGGGGAGAACTTCGGCAGTAACCCAATGTTTGAATGCTCTGGCCGCGGGTAATTTTGATCCGAAAACCAAAGCATACATGCCACTTTCGCTGATAACTACGGTTTCTTGATTTCTACCAAGTTCATCGGTGACGCCCCGTTTTAGGGCGTCATCTTTATCAACATATCTGGCAACTGCATTACGTGGTTTATCATAGCCAAGAGCAGTCGCTACATCATTGCCCACAAAATATGGCGCGCCATTTATTTCAAGCGCTCTAATTTGTCCGAATTGCTCGTTATTAAATATTTGCAGATTGTTCATGACTAACAGTATTTGGTTGTTGTCGATTGGAAATACTTGGACTTGTTTAAATAAGCATTCAGCGCATCCGTTTCAAGAGCGTGGATGTACTTTCGCAGTTGGAGCGTTTCACGCATGGAATCGTTAAGCCGCAACATAGCATGTGCATACAATGCTTTGTAGTCGGGTTCTGAATTCTTTTTCTTCATGGCTCGGCTATTTACATTGTGCGACATCAGAGTTGCCGCCCATTTTCATAAGGATGAAGGGGTCGATATCTTTGATTTTGTTGCGGGGTGATTTTTCAGCGCCCAGCAATTCAAGATAGTAACCTTGTAGTTTGATATAGGCGTCCATTAGGTTGGAATAGCGCTCTTCGGCCTTGAAGTAGGCGCTTTCGAAATCTTGCGCTTTTCGCTCGGCTTCGATGCAGCGAGTTTGATAATCCGTTTCCGGAAGCGATTGTTTTTTCATAGATGTAAGCATTTAATAAAACAAAAAAAAACGAACGGGTACTACCTGCTGCTTACATCTTTACTCAAGAGGTTGGCGCGCCATTACAGCAACGCCACAGGGTTACCCGTTCGTATGTTCAATTTCTGACACAAAAAAAGCACCAATAATGGTGCATCTTGTGCACTCTTGAGTTTATGTAAGCGTTACAAATATGGGAAATTATTTTTAATTCACAAAGGATTTTGCACTATTTTTTACATCAGGAGTAAATTTTACTTCCAAAATTTGGCGGGGGGGGGAATTTTATAATTTTGCGGCACTAACCAATACAATTAGAAGTATGAAAAAGTTTTTACTCTTGTGTGTGGCTATTGCCTCGGTTGCTTTTGTAGGGTGTTCGGATGATGACGAGCCCAATTTCAAATATGGCGACGCCATATACGGAACGTGGGATATTACCCATCTAAAGCAGAAGGATGGTAGCTGGCTGGATATTACATCGTCTATATTCGATCAGTTCCATGCATCAGCTACATTTAATTCAGATGGTACCTATTATGGAAGTGGGTATTTCGGCAATGGGAGCGGAACTTATAAGGCTAAAGGAACGACGATTATTTGTTATATAGAAAACACTGAATATGCGCGATACAATATTCATAGTCTATCGGATAATGTCGCAGAGATGACAATGACGATGGACGGCGATAGCGTTGAAATTAAATGCAAGAAAAGATGAAATAAACTTTCTTTTGAATAATAGAGCCGAGGCAAATGCCTCGGTTTTTATTTCTCCCACTTCGTTAGTGCAGATACAATAACAGTACGCTTTTTGCAGTTTATTAATAAAAAAGTATATTTGCATAGAAAAGATGTTTATTATGAAAAGCCTTTTGATTATATTTATAGACAGCGTTTTGCATTTCTTTTCGTTGGAATCCAATCCGATAGAGAGGTGCCGCAAACAACGTCAGGCAAAAACTGACCTTGAGAATATGACGCAGGATTGGTATAATGTGGGCAACGACATCCGGAGAGCATATGAAAAATATAAGTCCTGCTGACAACGTTCAGCACGTTCAGTTGCAGCATCATTATTCAGGGCCTCTTCCGCACCCCGAAACGTTGGCCAAATACGATCAGATTGTTCCGGGAGCTGCGGAGCGCATTATAACGATGGCTGAAAAAGAAATGGTGCATCGACACGATACAGAAAATGCAATGACCAAGAATGCCATTCGTACGACTTATTTAGGTATCACATTTGCTTTCTTATCGGTATTGGTTCTCTCCGGGTCAGTACTTTATGCCTTGTATAAGGGATTCGATACGGTTGCAGGATCTATTGCAGTGGGATCTATTGCTGCAGTTGCTGGTGTCTTCATATTTTTCAAATCAAAACAAAATAGATAATAGGTATCTATTTTTTACAGCCGAGGTATCTGCCTCGGTTTTTATTTGTCCAGCATCGCTATTGTCTGTTCGATTGTCAAATGGTAAAATATTTCTACTTTCATTTGCGGGTCTAAATTTTTGGACTTATATTTGCAGTAGATAAAACCTATAACAATATGCCCGAAATATGTAGATTTTACGGTATCATTATTTTGATGTTTTGGGATGACCACAATCCTCCGCATTTTCATGTTAAATATGGTGATTACAGAGCTATAATAACGCTTGATCAACCAGCCATTCAGGGGTATTTACCTATTCGTGTCGCTAAAATGGTATTTGAATGGCTTTCGCTTCACGAATCGGAGTTAAAAAACAATTGGGAGAAATTGGTGAACGGAGAGCAGCCGAATAAGATAGAACCACTAAAATAAACTAATCATGAAAGATAATTTTGGAATTCTCTCGATAGAAGATGTAGAATATGTCAGGAATTATATTCTTAGGCTTCGGTTCAGTAATGGCGTAACCAAAGATGTAGATATATTTCCCCTGTTGAAAGGTGTGATGTTTGAGCCTCTGAAAGACAAACGCAACTTTATACAATTCGGACTAACTGGCGGTACGATAGAATGGTACAATGGTGCAGATTTTGCACCCGAATTTCTATATAATATAGGGAATTAAATATAGGAGCGTGAAAAGGGTAGTAAAAATATGGTTCGAATACGGTCGCATATATGTAGCGACCAATTCGGGTGAAATTTATTCGCGTCCCTTGGAAGCATTCCCCATGCTCGAAGAAGCTACCGACGACCAGCGCGAGGCGTGGAAAATAAACAAGTTTGGGGATGCTATCCGCTGGGAGGAGATCGACGAAGATATACACCTGTCGAGTTTCTACGCCACGGATGAACCGGACACAAATAATGTGATAGGGGATGTATTCCGTCGGTTCCCGCAGTTGAATGTGTCGGAGATTGCCCGCACGATAGGTATTCACAAAAGTTTGTTGTCGAAATATATTTACGGCACCAAAAAACCATCTGAGAAACGCACGGAGGAAATATTAGATGCCTTGCGGCAGATAGGCCGCGATTTGGCACAAATACGCGCATAACGTGCGACAAAGGAGAGGTAACATAAATTAAAACATGAGGTGAGGGGTGGCGAAAATCACTCCTCGCTTTTTTGGATATTCCAATTTGAAATTGTAAATTTGGGTTACTAACTCACTAAAATTTATTGTATGAAGAAGTATTTACTACTGTTATTATTCGCTGTTTTATGCGCTTATGCCAAAGCACAAAACTCGCCGCGATACCAAGGCGAGGTGAACATTGGTTATGGTTTCGGGATGGGTGATTATCAAATGGATAGATTTTATATTGAAACTATACATGGTGTCCGAATTATTCCTAATCTTTTTTTAGGAGCAGGCGCTGGATTGGCATTATTAGATAATGGGCACGCAACAATTCCCGTATTTGCAGATATAAAAGGATACCTAACTAAAAGCAAAATAGCACCGTATATATTTGCTAATCTCGGATATGGTTTTGGCGATGAAAAAGGATTTTATGGAGCCGGCGGTTTGGGTGTTGATTTTTCTGTGGCCCCGACATTAGGTGTTTTTATAAATATCGGGTATCAATCTTTGGGTATCGCCGACAATATCCAAGAAAACGGCACTTACGGCCCATCTAATATGGGCGCATTCTTAATACAAGCGGGATTTAGATTTTGAAACAAATTGGCTTCAATTATTTCTTGTGTTAAATATTATTGTGATTCCGGTTCAATACAAATTAGTGCTATATGAAGAAAATTGTTTGCATATTAGTTTTGCTATTATTATGCGCAGGTGCCGATGCACAAAAAAGAGACGACAAAGCCATTAGCAGTGAAATACTTGCAGAATTTGAGCGAATGAAAGCTGATTTTACTGAAAATGATAACGAATGGGTCTTTGTTAAAGTATTTGATGCTGAAAATCAATCAAAAGATGATATTTTTACTAAAGCATTAGAAGTGCTTGTTTCTCTATACAAAGACGCGAAGGAAGTTATTCAAATTAAAGATAAAGAATCAGGATTGATTGTTGGAAAGGGGTTTTCTGATTCCGACATTCGCACTATAAATTGGACTACAATTTGCCGAAATAGATGCTGGCACATAATTAAGATCGAAATAAAAGATAACAAATTTAGGGTTACCGTTACTGTTAGCGGGGTAGAAAGAGAGCAGGATGCAGATTTGCGTCATCCTTTTGATGGAACAGAATATACTTTAAGAAGTTTTTACCCTTATTGGACTGAATGTAAAACAAAGTTTAAGCAAGTTAGCTTTGATAATTTAAGATATGTATACAGTAGTTCGTTAGCTTTAATAAAAGCAGTTGAAGATGGCGTAAAGAAGGGTCTGAATAATTCATCTAATGAATGGTAAATATAAAGCCGGTTCGTAAGAGCCGGCTTTATATTTACAGAACAATTACCGTTTCGTCTTTATTAATCTGGTATTCCCCGCTGATATTTACGATATTCAGCACGGCATAGTCTTTTGCATTGATCTGGGCTCGTGCGCCGTGCATCAATATGATTGTATGTGTGAATTTAGCCCCGGAAGCCTCGATAGTGGCCTTCGTATCACCGACCAGGCATACATATTCTTTGCCCTTTAGCGTGATGTCGCCAGCGTCGACATATACTTCCAATCCTTGAAGATTGCTTCGGTTTTCCCTGAACACTTCGACTGCGGGGAAGTTGTGATCCTGGCAGAACTCGATCCCTTGTGGGGTAAACATCAGTTTGATTAGCTCGGGGAAGTCTTGGACGCGGTTTATCTTTTTACAAGCGCCCGTTTGTAGTGCCATCGCCCGTATGGCATCTACACTCTTATTGTGTTGGGTTGTCATATATTTTCTGTTTTTGCGACCCTGTTTGCTGGGTTGGGTTCATTGAATTTTACTGTCAGTTGTGAGGTCGTAAGGTCTGCGGACATCATGTAGCTGCCGGAATTACCTATGTAAGTCAAGTGGTAAATATCCGCAGATATTAAAGGTACGCTGATGTCCATTTTGCCTCTTTTTAGTAGTTCTATAAAACTGTTGTAGTTCAACGTGTGCTCTGTGAGCGTATCGCCGAAGATCACGAATGTCAGCGTCAGATCGCGGGCGGCAACTTTCGGTTCTTCGGGGTAAATTACCTGCTTGCCGTCCTTTTTTGGGTCGTCATTCTCTACAAAATCTTTGAGGCTTGCCGGTGCTCTTAGACTTGCAATGAAACCCGATCCCATTGCGATACCCATTGCATAGGCATCGTAGCCGTTTATGAGTAAATCCCTTTTCATTCTCTTCCGTTTAATGCTTTGACTAAATAAGATTGTGCGGTGTCCAGGACATCGTAGCCTTTTGAGCTGACGAAAGAAGCGTAAAACATGCCATCGGCAAATACAATGCTGGTTCCCGACTTGTTGACTTCATCGAGCCACTTTTTGATCGCCTCAGCAGCTTCATCACCGTAATTCATTCCGCTTATGTACCGCCGCTTCTCCTTGCCGTCGTAGGTTACAACATATCCGAGGGAACTGCGAAGATTCCATGTATGGTTCCGATAATTGGCTTCGACCTGTTGGAGTTTTACGGCCTCTCGCGCCTTCTCATCCATGAAATCCACGACCTCACCTTGAATGCCGTCGATGAACTTGCTTAGGTCTGATATGTCTTTTTCAATCTTCATGGTTACAATTCACTCGTGTTACGTTTAATCGCCGCAATATCTTCTTGGATGCCTTGTAAGGCAACTCTCATGGCTGCTGTATTGCCGTTTATTTCCACAATTTCCATGTAGGTCATCACAGCATATCGGAGCAGCTCATTATTTACCTGTACGCTTGCGTACATGGCTGTTTCAATATTGGCCATAGATGTCAAAAGACCAATTATTGATTGCGTCTGCGCCATTACATAGCCGCGGATGTCGGTTATTTTGCCTTGAATGTCGGTGAAACGACCGTTTAATTCATCACCCGTATCTTGCGACATTGTTTGAAAGCCTCTTTCCGTGGCTTCCTGACGAGCTGCGCCAGCATTCCCAAGTAATTCTTTTGTTTCAGCGGGAAGGCTGTCCCAAATAGCTTGAAATTCCTCTCCAACTTTGTTGAGATCGTCGGCAAAGTTTCCCATGGAATCAATCACACCGTCAATCCCGACAAAAACTCCATCCTTGAACCATTTGGATTTATACTGGTCAAAAATATCTCCGATACGTTCTTCAACAAATTTGCTGACTAACATTTGTTTCATGATGTCAGCAACAATTTCGTCTACCTTTTCACCCCAGGCCTTAGCGGCGTCCTCACCTTCTAAAAACGCTTCTATGAAGGCATCGCCAAGTTCTTTTGCAATATCTTCTGCCGTGCCGCCGATAATAGTTTCTACAACCTCATTTATTACTTCAGCAGCTTCTTCTCCAAGTTCTTGAATTTGACGTTCCCATTCTTTTATCTTTGATTTGTCCGTTTTTTTCTTGCCTTTCTCTGCATTAATCTGCTTTTGAAGCAACAACTGCTGTTCTGCAAGATTGTTAAGTTTATCTCGGGTATCACTAAACTTATTTTCCCCCAGAAGATTGCTGTCTGTATATTTAAGGTTTGAATAGGCATCTGCTATACTTTTGATTGCCTTTTCTTCTATTTTAGCCGCGTTGATTCGCTTAACGATGGCTTCCCCGAAGGGGCTTAGTTTTCCGTATGCGCTCAATATCGCTTTCGTCGCATCATTATAAGCGTCTTTTACCTTCTGAATAGCATTAAAAGAATTTTCTTGGAGCCGAATTGCATTGGCATTATCCAATTCCCATTGCAGTTGCTCAATTCTACCTTGCAGTCGGTCTATTTCCGCTTGTTTTTCATCATCATTATTAAATAGGCTGGCTATTTTAGTTGCTATTGTCAATACCGCTTGAATGATAGCAAGAATAACGGATGCTCGCTCAACAGCTTTGATCGCACTGGTGGCGGTTGTTGATGTCGTTGTAATAGCTGCCGCCGACGATTCAGTAAGAGTAACAATGCTGCTAATCATACTGGCTGCATTAGTTGCAATTTCGCCCGCCGCACTAATGACTTCGCCAGTAGTGCCCCCAACGGCATCACCAATACCCTCGAATCCATCTGCAATATCACCGAGTGTCCTCTCTAATCGCTGCCATTTCTTGATCGCATTATCTTTGGGGGCTAATTTTGTACTCGAAGCAGCTTTATCTACTGCATTAATTTTTGCTTGCGTCTGATTGATCTCACCGCGCAATTTCTGTCCTTGGGCACTATCTGATGAATCGAGGGCATTATATTCGGATTCCAGTGCTTGTAGCGATGCCTCCAGCTCTGCTTTCAGGGCGGATAATTCATCCATGGTCTTGCCTGTCAATTCTCGTACCCATTGCCCGGCTTGTACTTCAATTTCTGCTACTGCTGCATCTCGCTCGGCTTCAAGTGCCTTCCGCTCTCCAATGCTGCCAGCATTTTCGATCTTACGGTCGTAAATGTCTTTTGTAGCTTGTAGTTTTTCCCGGAAGGTTCCATATTTTTGCAGATATTCATCCCAAGATTGAATTTCTTCGTCGAATTGCGCTGAAAGTTCGGCATGACCAATTTGCCCCACCAATAAAGCGGTTCCACGTTCTTTATTCCGCTGTTCTTCATTTGCCTCTTTCAAGGCTTCCGTGTATATTCTAACACCTTCTGCCGCTTTGATATTGTCAGCATAATATACCTTTTGAAGGTCATGATATTTTTCGCCGGCAGACCCATCGGCAGCCACGTTGACTGCGATAACTAAACCTTTGGTGTCTGCGGCAAGAATATTCTGAGCTCCTTCAAGTTTTGAGTGTATGTAATCATCCAATTCCTGTGGAGACAAAATGTCCCCATTAGGCAGGATTGGGGTGACTAAAATCTCAGTCACCTTTCCCTTGGCATCCAAAATACCATATTGGCTGCTGAAAACGGTGGCAATACCCTCTCCGGCATCTTCCCAGCCTTTTTTTACCAATTCCGCCGCTTTAACAAGTGGGCGCGCCAAATGATTTACATTCCCTTTGTACTGCGCAATCATCTGCTGTCCTGCAAGGAATCGTTCAGACGAAGTGTCAGTTTTATACTGGGCATCAATTTCCTTTTCTTGTAACTCAAGCAGCTTTTTTTCGGCTTCTTGTATGGCTCGGGCACGTTTCTGATAGTCGAGGTCTATTTGCGCAAGTTTCTTGGCCGTGCCGTCCTTCATGGAATCTACCTCCGCCTGCAATGCATCGTCCCGGAGCTTTTGCAATTGCTTGGTGAGCTCCTTTAGATTGCGCTCTTGATCGGATGCGGCTTTTTTTGCTGCGCTTTCGGCCTCTTGGCGGGCTTTTTCCGCCTTTGCATTAAGTTCATCCGGCGTTAAGGCGGTGTACAGCTTTTCTGCTGCGGGGGTCAATTTTTCGATGCCGACATTTATTGCCGTGATAAATGCATCTACATCACCTTCATAATCTTCATTAATGCGCTTCCATATAGTATTCCCTTCCTCACCAAGCTTCGATAGTGCGCTAATAAATTCTTTCCGGAATTGGGTTATGTTTGTTTTAGCCTCTGCAAAAGTTTTAGCACCCCAAATAGCGCTTTGGCCACCCTGACCCAAATCCATGTATGTCTGTATTGCCTTATCATATTCTTTTCTGTACTCTTTCAGTGCATTAGAATAATTGGTATAGGCATTCCCTGTTTTTTTGATGCGTGCTATACTCTTTTTGTCCTCTGTAATAAGTTCTTGGGCAGCCTTCGCCTCTGCGACCTCGATAATTGCGTCGCGCAGGTTTTCATAAGCACCGACAGCATTCCCGACCATAACCTGTTCCGCAGCCATATTGCCGAAGTAAGCGGGGTATATGTCTTGCAGTTTTTTGACCGCTTCGGCTCTTTCTTCATAGGGCTTGGAAAGGTCTGTCGCAGCCCTATACAGCAGATTCAATTTGGTTAATTCGGATTGAGCCGACACCGAACCTTGAGCCATAGCGGAATTAAAGCGTTCGAGTGCAGCGGCAGAGGCGTCTATCGTCGTTTTACCTTTGAACAGCGACGCTACCCAGTTGGTTATCTCCTTGCCGTAAAGGGTAAGCACGGTTACGCCGGCCACAAGCAGGGTTTGCCAGGAGAAGATCGACGATGCTATCTGTTTCCATACGGGCGTGAAGGTTTGCCCGGCTTTCTTCAATTCATCAACCGATTTCTTCGCCCGTGCTATTTCATCGGCCAGCATCGGCAGGTTGTTGGATATGGCGGAAAAGAATATTTGCGGGCCATATGCCAGCGACGGCAACTCGCGGGCAACTTGCTGAATTTGGAATCCCAGCATATTGAATCCCGAGGCATAATTGCCGACATTGCGAGTATGGACGCCCATCGACGCATCCAGTTCTTTGATCTTCGTGTCGAGCGATTCGATGTTTTTAAGCATCGTTTGCCCTTGCGCCCCCTCACGATCCGCGGCGCTCATATTTTTATACACCGCACGCATACGGGTAAGCGCCTGGGACATTTCGTTGATTGAGCCGATGGCGGTCTGCTCCAATTTGATTTGGTTGGCAAGCTCCCGCCTCAATTGGGATATTTCCTGCTTGTATTCCTCGATAGATACGGCAGCGTCCAATACTTGCGCCCTTTTCTTTGCAGACAATTGCCCGTTCTGCTGCTCTTCCTTATTGAGCGCGGTGACATCCGCTTTTAATCGTGCGATCTCATTTGAATATAGCCTAATTTGAGCTATTGCCTTTGTTTTTTCGTCGTTAGCGGCTTTCAGCTCACCAAGCAGGTCATGGTATGCCGCAGTTTCGGCCTGGGTAGCCGCTGTTCCTGCCGTAGAGTTGCCGCCAGCAGTTCCGGTCGTGGCCGATGCGGCAGCCTTGGACGCCGCATCCATTGCCTGCTGCTCCATCTGGGCGATCTTGCGCATTGTCTGCTCGACACGCGCCTCCATCTCGCCAATTTTGCGGTTTATGACGTCGAATTCCTTTGTACTGTCCGGGATTTCGGCCAGTACATGCCGCAACCGCTCAAGCATGGTAATAAAACTCTTGAGTTTATCGGTTTCCGCGTTTATTTTGAATGATAATGCGCTCATTGCTGCTCTTTATTGCCTCTTTTCTTATTGCTTCTTCTTCGGGCCATATCGGCGCCCGATCCCCGCACTATTTTTTCCTCGTCCCCTACGAGCGTGCGCACCTTGTCGGTCATCATGAGTAGCATGGTAGGGTAGTTTATGCCTTGGAAGGCTTCGTTGTAGGAGATGTTCAATTGATCCATCATCGTTGCAATAATGCCCGTTATCGTATTATTCCCGACGGTTTCAGACACTGTTTTCCGGCGTGTTTTGTCGATCTTCACCGAATCGAACAAGTCTTTGCCCGATACGATGTCGGCTATTTTCATGGTCGCGGCGGAAATCTCTTCACAGGTGGCATACCGCTTGGCGTACCACAGGAATAGTTTTTGGCACCATGAGCGCCGAAAAAGCAGCTTGGATATTGTTTCCATGGAATATTTTTGCCTTCCGGAGATCGAAACGTCTATTTTCCCTCCGGCGAATGCCCTTGCCAAATCCTTCACGAACGGTTGGTATACCCGGAATTTCAGCACCCCGAGCTTTACCGACACATGATGCGTATTCAGCAATGACCTGGCGACAATATCCGCCGATTTACTCATGGTCTTTGGATATTGTTGCGGACAATCCCTCCATTACGGCTGCAACCGAGGCAATATCCTCAAGGGGTATCATCAGCAGTATTTTCTGGTAACAGTCGAACAACTCGTTGAATGTGCCCCGCTTCATGAATCTGCGGCGTAAAAACCACACCCTGACACCCGCGAATATGTTGCGGCTGCCGACAACCGCCAAGGCTATACTATGCGCCATCGCCGATATACATGCCTTACTCTCGTCCGGATCTTTGTTGACATCCCGCACTGTCATGATGCGCGTTGCCGTCATGGGGGACATCTTGTATACAGTGTATCCCTTCGATGCGATGCGGATACTGATAAACTCCAATTTCATAAGATTGATTTTAAGAAATAGGGGTGAGGGGCACACGCCTCCCACCCCTGGACTGCTGATGGCTTGGAGGTTCTTATTCGACGTTCACCTCCGAAGAATCGAACCAATATTCCGACGAGACCGCCGTGTTGTCTGGTTCCAGGGCAGCAGCTGCTACACCGATACCTACGGCTCCCTCATTATTGGTGTTACGGGCGATAACCGAGGCCTTCGGAAAGACGCAATACTGGTTGTCTTCCGTCAGGGCGATCATGCATTTTTCAATGCGCGTGACGCCTCTCGCACGTTTCCATGACGTCTCCGACCCCGTGCCGCCCATGAAAGCCGCCTTGGTTTCATAGTCGTATTGCCCGATGGTAAACGACATCTGAATGTTACCCATTTCGGTGTCTTGGCGATATACGCCATTGGTGAGTTGATTCCTGTACTCCGTCGTAGACGGCTCCTCCTCTTCGATGCTCCATGTGTCTTGGTGGATGTTCTCCACCTGTTTCGTGCTGACATCTTTAATGATGGTTGCCAGAAGGGTACCCGTAAGATCTCCTGTGACCTTCGCGGGGTCTGCATAATACAGCTTCTTGATTCCTACTGCTATTACTTTTGCCATTGTTTTAGTTGTTTTTAATGTTTAATACTCTGAATAGTACTCTGATGTAGATATAGTGGCATCCGAGGTTCACATCTTCTTCGCGGCCGATATTCTCATACCTGTACCTGTATGCGGATCCGTCATAAGTACCGTATGTCCATTCTTTGAATCTCGCCTTGGCTGCCCGTTCGAGTTCGTCCAGCCGTTTTAGGTTCGCTTCTCCCTTGATGTCGGGGACGCACAGGTTTACAGCAACAAAGCAATTTTCCCAATACGTGTCCGACGTCTGCTCGGGTGGTGTGATGACGACGATACGCTCTCTATTGACTTTCCCCTCGGGGATAGCCCATGAAGTGTGCATGTCCTTTATCCCAACCCCCTTACACGCCGAGAACAGTATGTTGCGCGCGTCTCCCGTTGTAATCATATCCAAAGGTCTGAAGCGTTGAAATAGTTGTTTACCTTGGCTATTGCCACAGAGCCTTCGCCCCGTACTGTGCCGGTCGCCTTGTCAATGCATTTCACGTACCCTCCTTTGGGTACTCCTCTCCCTTCGTAGACGATGTGGTATTTCGATTGGCGCACCTCCCCGTTCTCTGATACAAGGCGGACGGTTGTGTCGTCGTCGCAACGACAATCACCTATTTCCTGCCATGCATCATTTTCGGACATAGCTATCGGACGTCCCAGTTCGTCGTATTGTTTGGGAGGATCGATCCTCAAATAGAGTATGTGGGGCGCGAAATACATATTACCACAAGTTCGAAGCATCCTTTATCGAGGACAGGCCAATAGAGCTGCTCAATTCTTCGCCGGGCGTGATGCCATATTGCCGAAGCATCAGTTGTGCCCGTTGCTTCATGGCGCTTTCAGACCAGGACGCCGAATGCCCGTTTTCGCTTACCGACAGAGGGTGCATTATCAGGCTGTCGATGAACTCAGATACGCGCTTGGCGATTAGTTGTTGCTGATGGTCGCTACCCGCCAGGGAGTTGGGATCGTATCCCCATTCCCTGGCGAAGCGGCGAACGCCATAGTCGGAGATGGTTCCGACCATGCTGAACTCCTGATGTATGCATTCTGCTACCGTCATGCACTTCTACGATTCTACACTCAGCGAGTAAATACCGTTGATCTCGGTAATGACGGGCAGCGAAATAGATTGTGCTTTCGTAAACTCCACGCCGTTCGAGTTGTCCGTCTCGCCTTTGCCCCACTGCGAGATGCGGATGCGTCCGTAGTTGGAGTAGGCAACTCCCGGCTCGGGGCGAAGTTCGTTATCCGCGTAAGCGTTTTTGATGACGCCGAGACGACCCTCCGGCACGAATACGAGGCTCTTGTCATTCCACGGTTTGTATTCGCGGATCTTGCCATTGTCCTGAATGCGCGTCATCCGTCGGATCACCTCGAATACGGGCAACCCGTTCGATCGCATAAACTCGTTTAGGTTGGCCAGCAGAAGTGGCGACGATGATTTGTCCGTGCCGAAAATAACCTGCTTCATCTTCTTGCTGCGCAGGATGTACGAAAGCCGCTTTTGATCCAGAAGGATGCGGTCGAAGGTCACCTTCTCCTGAGCTGCATCGACAACGCCTTGGATATCCTCGAATACATCGACCGTGTCGATGTTGCCCTCCGTCCACTGTGTATCTGCTGTGGCGATGTTTTCTTGCGGCATGCCATAGTCGATATTGCCTCGCACACCTCCTTCGGGGTTGTTTTCCTGAGTGAATGAAAATACCCCTTTGTTCGAGAGGGCACCCAGGAAGATGATGTCTATTTTGGCCTGTACGGATTCCACGACCCGTTCAACGCCGCCCCACATGAGGTTTACGAGCTGCTGTTTCTTTGCCTGATCCGAGATCATGCGTGAATCCAGCAGCTGAAGTACCTTCCGATAGTCTTCAATGGGCATCGGTAGGGTCATTTGGTGAATGAGGACTTTCTTGGCTATTGTAGCCAGGCCTTCAGTTCCCATAATGGGTTCCTTGCCTTTCGAATCCAAGGTGGCAGCTGCTACGCCCAGATTATACGATCCGATGATCTCTTCGAAATTGAACCCTACCGTGGGAGTATCCCACTCCAAAAAACGCTCGTAGACATTTTGGTCGAACAAGCGCTTGCGCAGTTCAGATGCTGCGTCGATGCGAGCTTGCACCTGCTTGGTCAGCTCGCTGAAAATAGAAGAATAATATACTTCGCTCATTGTTTACCTGTCTTTTACTGTCTGATGTACTTGATTTCAGGGTTGTTTTTCATACTGTAGCCTTGCAGCCAAGTCTCGGGGACGGGGTATGCTACATCCTTGAGGATTCGCGCCCCATAAGCTGCCGAGACAGTCGGAAATCCATTGGCCTTGGTGTATTCCTTTGTCGTTTCGATGACGGCGTCCGGAATTTCATCCCCTCCGAGCAGATCAGCGCCTGCTACTGCTTCTGTCATTGCTGCGCTTAATGTGATTTCGTCGTATGATTCGTTGGCGGTGCTAATGCTCTTGATGGTGCCGGAGGAAGCGCCTACTTTGACGGCATCGTTGATCTGGAACATAGAGCCCTTGATGACACGCGGTTTGGTTGTGGTACCGCCCTCTACGATTCGTGCCGATTTGCAGATGGTGCACTCCATGTTCTCGAAATCGAGTTTGATAGGCGTTCCCTCTTTGAGTATCGTGCCTTCCGGATAGGTGCCCTTCACGGCGAAATCCCCCGGCAGCACTTCGCGCTCTCCGCGCCAGAATACCGGGAACCCGCCCTTAACTTGTGTCTTTTCGAATTTAATAGCCATGTTTGTTGTTGTTTTTATTTTGCATCCGGCAGATTTTCAGCCCACATTTTGGCCTCTTCTTTGCTTTGAGCCTCAGATGTGGAGAGGGGGAATGCCGTTTCCTGCCCCTCAAGCCCTGCGGCAACGAATCGCGTTTGTATAGCCGCGAACTTTTCTTTGATCTTCGTTTCGTCCGGCTTTTCCTCGTTCATCGCAGAAGCGAGCGCGAGGATGTCGTCTAACGCTGATTCATTGACGTTTGCCGCTTTGGCTGCTGAGCGAAGAAGTGTGTCCCGTTCGGCCTTTACACGCGCTGCTTCCAAGGCATCGTACTTTGCTTTTACAGCATTTTCACGCTCTTCCTGCTGGCGTTTGTAGACTTTGAACCATTCGGGCTCTTCGCTACTGGGAGGAGTATTCGCCTGCCGCTCCCCTGTGGCAGGTTGCTCGATAGGCTTCCCGTCTTTGAGGTTATGCCGCTTCTCGTAGTTCTTGACTGCGGTCTGCTGCGCATCCCCTGCACGGTAGTCGCCGTAGCTGGTTAACACGTCCTGAAAGCCAATCCCCTCTGCTATGGTAGGTAATTGTGCTTCGTCCGTTACATTCTCCGACTTTTTCGTTGCGATTCGGTCGAGGATCGCATTGTCCACCCCCGTAAATTTGGTTTGGAGCAGTGCTAAAAGTTTTTCTTTCATATTATTTTAATTAATCTCTGTTGCAAAGATTTCGACGGGCATTTTAATAACAATGGGCAGGATGGAAATTTATACTTTTTTTGTACGGTAATTCAAAGCCTTATTAACCGAGGATAAATTTGCGGATCAAATTGATGTATAATAGCCTTCATTGTCCTAAAAGTTTTATTCAGTCGGGGTGTTGATACTTGAATTCTCGTCTTTTTTGGTCGAAAGGTTTGTTTTTGCATCCTCGTAGATGCTTGTGGCAGAGGCTTCTTTCATTTGCCTAATTCTTTCGATTTCCTCTTGGTAATTATCTGCAACACCCATTAATTTCACAGATTCCTCAAGTGAAAGCACTCCATCTGCATAGGCTTTCCCTATGGATTGCCACCTTGCAGTAATGTCTTCGTTGAAGGGCTCCGAAAATTCATGCTCGATCTTGAGGGTGGCGAGTTTGTCTCTCATATGGATATGAGTTACATTCATCATTATCGCCAAGATTAGGTTCTTTTCCCGGTCGACGAGTTCGTCGTATATCTCTTTTCGATTATCACGCTTGATATATCCGAGAACCATTGCGCGCTTAATGGCTTCACCGGACAAAGTCCCCAATCCGACCATTTTTTCTGGGGTGAACTCCGGAGTGAAAGTATCGAAAAGTATAGATTCTTTTAAATCCGACTTTTCCTGCTGCCTCGTTTCAGACGACATAGGTGGATTAAGGTATTCAAACCGATCATCTTTGCTTGACAACTTAATCCCTTTCCCTGGAGAATCAACTGTGGGAAGATTTTTGATAACCGCTGCGGTGGCAATGTACATTGGATCCGCAAAGTAATTGTTGGTGTCTGCGGTTTTTGAGTCAATACTTTCTTCCCGATCAATTCGGGGCTGCAATCCATCCCATGCCGTATTTTGCTTGTAATAAATGATGTTAATTTTACCAGTCGGATTAAGCACTGGGGTCACATCCCAACCTATTTTGGCTTTTCTTCCCCGGAATATAAAAGTGGGTGTGTGAATGTCGAAATGCTCTACTGTTCCGGCGCCCTCCTTCAAATAATACCCACATCCAAATGCGAGGAGGTTACCATATTGGTCGAACATGGGGCGCAAGGTATATCCGTTAGACTTCGACAGCACAACTATTTTCACCCAAGGAAGCCCCGTTGCCTCGTCCCTGTAAATGTGATACAGCTTTGCACTTTGGGTTTCTGCTCCGGCCAGCCGTTTAGCCTGTCGCATCTTACTGTCGAATCGTATTTCTCGAAGGAATTGTTTGTAAGCCGAAAATGCATCGGCATCACCGGATTCGTCGGATACCTTCCATTTTATCGGATTTCCAAGCAGGAAGAACAATTCTACCTCATTTATATAACGCTGTCGAGTGCGGGGCAATTTCTCCGTGCGGTAATCTTCCTGTCCCTTTCTCGTTTTATTTCGACGCTTCATTATGGCGTGAAGTTTCGGATTGTACTCGTATATTGCCTGCATTGCTTCCGCGTCATGGTTTTCCATCAAAGACATCGCCTGACTGATGTCTTTTGCCTTGATAAGCTCCATTAAATCCCGCTCAACACCTAATGCATTGAGCGTTTTATTTTGGAAAAATGTAAAAAGGCGATCTAAAAAGTTCATTGTTTACCAAATATTAATATCACTTAAATCATCGTCTTGTATCGGTGTGCTGCGCTTTTCAAAGCATCCGGTCAGCGCATCGGGGGCATCGTCATGCGCATTGCCCCCTTCCTTCATATATCCCATAATGGCCTGATAGAATTCCGGCCATCTCTTATCCCAATTTGTCGGGAAAAATGTCATGTTGTTGACGTCTGCTGACTTGGTAAATATGCGTACCTGCTTATTATCGGTCTGGGAAAAGCAACTAACCGTTGTGTGGGTAATGTTCATCTGGCGAAGGATGCGTTCTACATTGCGCGCAAAGCCCCGCCCTCCGTTATTGCTTTCAATATTAGCCCATTCCGTCCTGTTCCTTGCAAGCATTTCGGCCGTCTTGGGTTCGGTATACTCCATGGGCTTTTTTGTGTAGAGCACATCGGTCACATAATTTCCCTCGGGTAATTCGTCGTAACATATCGAACATAGATAGTCGCTTCCCGTATCTGCTGTATCGGTGTAATTCTTATGCGTGCAATCTTTGGAGTAGGGGATAACGTCGTATGTTCGGAATTCACGATACATTAATCCCTCAAGAGGCTTGGGATTCTGCATGTACTGGGTCTCAAATATGAAGGGATCCGCTTCTTGGTATCGCTTTAATTTATCAAGCGCGAATCGATCCTCCCAAAGTGCACGTTCGGTAGGTAGCCCTGCATCTAAGATTGCGGGGAATTTGACAACATCCCATTCTCCACCTTCCTCTATCGTGCCTTCAAGCTGCAATAAGTATCCGCAAAAATCATCTGGAGCGAGCCTTTGAGCTGTTACAATGACCGGGGTACGAACGTCATTAAGACGGTTCTTGAATGTAGAAGTCCACAGTTCGCCAATACGCTCTTTGGTAGTACTGGAGTAGCTATCCTGAGCCTTCATCGGGTCGTCAATACTCATTGCACCGCTGAATTCTTGTGCTCCCAGTTTACCGCATCCAAACCCTGTTATTTGACCCATAAAGGGAGCCGCATACATTACACCCCCGCTTGAGGTGGATATACTTCCTTTGGCATTGTTGGACAGTTCGACATTTGGGAAGAATGCGCGGTAATTGGGATCCTCCATGATCCTCCGTATGTTCGTAACATTCCGGGTAGTGAGTTGATCGCTACTCGAAAGATGCATGAACTCGGAACGCGGATTGATGGCAAATCCTATCGCAGAGAAAGACACGACGGCTAACTCTGTTTTAGAATGTCGCGGAGGAATGTTAAACATGAGCCTATTAGTCGGGTGTTCTCCACGGAGTACTTGGTCGAGTTTATGGCATATTATTCGATGATGGGGCGCAATCCGAAAAGGTTGTTTGTTCACAGCCTCGAACATTACAGCCGTAAATGCCAAACACCCTTCCTTCAACAAGAAGTTACCTACACTGGAATAATCAGTCATCGCTCCTGCTCATTTGTATTAATTGAAAGAAACGATCTGTATTGAATGTCGGCTGCGGAAGGTCATTACCTTTAGTGTCAGTGTTGGCAGTTTTCTCCGGGGCATTGTATCCGAGCATGCGGTTGATGGTTTCTATCGCCTTGCTTTTGTCCATCAATTCCACGACGGGGCTACCTGAACGGTCAATCTTTATGGACTGGATTAAACGCCGTTTTTCAGGCGGAAGAGATTTTAGGTCTTGGAAAGAAATTGAGGGAACCTGCCGTACGCCATATTCGGTTTTCATATCAACCATGTCGGCATCGACAAAGTCGAGTACGTCGGCATTAATGATGGATACATTAAGCCGGATTAGCTCCTCTTTGGTGATAAGTTCTTTTTCGGCTAATTGGGCTTGAAGTTGTTTTACCCTCCCCGTAACCTCCCCGTTTTGAAGTAGCTCGCTCGATCTTTTCCATACCGTTTCATCGCTCATTTTCGAACACTCATACGCAAAGCGATACGCCTCGGATGCGTTGCCGCACTCGAGGTACTTGTTGCAGAACTTCTCCTGCTTTATCGTCAGCTTCCCTTCTGCCATGAAAAACAATCTCTCAGGGCAAAGGTGGGAGCAGGCATTTTAATAACAATGGATTCCGCCCCTAATTTTTGAGGCTTTTATCTTTGGACGGATTGTTCTAAAGGTTTGTGTTTTCTCTATGATGAAACCTTATTTTGGCGGCCTTCATTGTCCTAAAGGTACAAAAAAGCCCCGACAGATGCCGGGGCTTTGGGTCATTGAATATTGATATGTCCGCCTGAATTATCCAAGTATACGCGCACATTCTTGGATTCCCGCGTCCCGTTATATTCAGTGCGGGTTACTTTTAATAAATGGCTATCGGCTTCCTGTTCTAAGTATTCAACTGCATACCGTGGCGCTTGGTCATAGGAGCCCGTATATTCATCGAAAATCACTACTTCCTGAACGTCGGATAGTTCGCCATGATCGTAAGCCACTAATTTGATTGACTGACCTGGACTTGTATACGCGAGCCAGGATTCTACATCATTAGGGTTTATGAGGATGCGAGATTGCGTATAATCTGCAGTGGCGAATGCTGCCCCTATTATATCAAATGCTGTTGTTGGGGGACGCGGAATCCATCCATCGAGGCTATTTAAAGTAAATTCATAAAATTTGTTTCCGCTCGGGATCTCATAAAACCATATAGTCATACTCGGCTTTCCACGTCCATCATAACTACAAAAAAACAGACAGTTGTTAGATAATTTTCCTGTATTTATATAATAACGCGAATAAAAATTAATAGCAGTATCCAGCACTTTATTTCTGGTCATAGTGCCGTCAGCCCTATATATTACTAAGTCTATTTCAGTCCTGCGATCTTCCCAATCGCTGTATCTTATTGCAGCTGTGAAGTAATTATCCCCGAATGTTAATTCCTCTGGTTCGATGTTTGTAACGTCATATTTCACTTCCTCCCCATATTCTGTATATCCGACTGGTTTCCCCCAGTCTGTATAATCATATATGCATTTATGAGTAAAGTAATCGAATACTCCAATCCAGGCATATGTGTCATCTCGCTTGCCCAATATTACAACATAATCTTTACCCCATAATTCCCTAATTGGGTAGGTAGCAGTATCATTGTTGTTGGAATCATAATCTCCCCAACAACCTGTAATAAATAATCCTTCCGTATCAATATTGGAAAAGTCGAATTTCTTGTTGTATCCACTTAGTGGATCAAAGCCATCATCATTATTGCTTTCTGATGTGCAGGCGCATAATGTTAGTCCGGCAATGAATAGTAAGAAGTGCAATAACTTTTTCATGAGTTTATGAATTTACCCCTATCGAAATGAGTTGGTAAGAAAAGAGTAAAAAATATTTGTGCTATTGAAATAAACCGAAGTTTTTATGTTTTGGTCTGCGGGCGCCCCGGTCATTTTTAAAGGAGACCGTAATCTCCTTTAAATGTGTAGCTCGATTATATGGATCTTATTTTGGGTGGTTCTATTTTATCATATTGCTTCCGCTCTAATGAAGATGGCATAAGGCTAATTAGAATACCGCTATGCCTCTTTTTTTTGGGCGACATCGCCCTTGCTTTTCGCTCTCTCTTCTCGGTACAGGTCAATTAAAGCCCCGTTTTGCCGAATCAACTCCTCGTTTTGGCGGAGTAGTGAATCTAAGAATCTCTCCATAGTTTTTGGGTTATTTAGTTCAGCTTTCGTTGGCGTGACGTCTTCGCCTCCTTGGCTGACAGGTTGGTCTTCCATATTGGATATACCAAAATATTGGAGTATATATCTGGCATTTGCTCTACTCGGCTTGCCTTCTCCTTTCTTCCATTTGCCGATAATTGTTTGTGACAATCCAGTCGCTTTGGCGATCTTATACGGAGTGTCTTGTGTGCTTCGTAGTAATTCTACGGCCTTATCTATCAGTTTATCAGCCATGAAGGGTTTGTACTTATAATATTCTGTAATTATATAATATTATTTGATTGAAAAATACTTCATTATTTTGGTATATACTCAAATAGTTTAGTATATTTGCAATGTGAAACCCACAAAGCTGATACAAATATACGATTTAAGATGAAAAACGCAAGCGTGGGGACTGAATATTTGACGATTGTACCTTTTTGAAGGTAATAAAAACGGACAACGCGATGAAAGCAACTTACGACAAATCGAAGATCATGAAGAACGCCTGGTACCTTAAAAAGGTACAGCCGGGCAAGAGTTTGGGGGATTGCCTGCGCAAGGCTTGGCGCAACGAGAAGTTGGCGATGCTGACCGCGAAGATCGAGAACCGCCCGACGGAGCAGCCGAAGGCCACGGAGTACCGCCCCGAACTGCTGAAAGTGCCGACAGGTTTCTATGGTGTCCGAGGAATGTACTATGGTGACTAAAGCACGATGCAATATGAACGAAGTAATTCAATCGACTGACCGCTTGACGGCACTACTCGAGGAGCAGGCCGCCTGCATTGAGCGGATCATGGCAATACTGGACAAATAATATGAATATGAATACTGCAAATCAACGCGCTGCAAGGCTGCCATTCCAAGAATATGTTTCTACACTTGGAAGGATTCGCAAAAGTATGTTATGGGCGGAAATTCGTCTTGCGACAGGGAAGGACAACACAACAATATGGCGTTGGGCGAACGGATACAGCCGCCCTGGCAAGTCTGACATGGACAACATAGCATTCTGCGTAAATAAATTCTCTGAAAAGGGACTATCCGGCGACGCATTATTTCCAGAAGATTATCCATACAAAGGTACCCATGCAAAGGTTAATTAACATAGAGTTTTTTAACTCCCCCGAAGGAGAGGTGCAGATCCGCGATGAAAAGGGAGTGCGCACCTACATGGAAGAAGATAAAGAGCTTACGGATGCTTTGTTCTCGGTTATTGAACTGGATTACCCCAAGGCATTCAAGGCGTTGTCGGAGATTTACAACAAGAGCAAAGCGAACGCCCCTTACTTCAAATACAGGTGTGCCCACCGATTCATCCGCTGCAACTTCGGGATGTATGATAAAATACCCGATATGGACGAGTTCGGCCGGTTCAACTTCGAGAATGTTGCTTGTCCGCTGGTGGGGGAGTGCAAATACTATAAAGTAATCTGTAACCCAGAGTTTAATACTAACCTGACAATGCGGGAGAAAGAGATTGTCCGCCTCTATAAAGAGGGGTATAAGACTGAAAAGATTGCCGAAATACTATCACTTTCCCAGTTGACGGTCGAAACACACAAACGAAACGCTATGCGTCGCACAGGGTCGACAACGCTTGCCGAACTCGTGATATGGGCTAACAACCACGGACTTTAAACACAAAAAAAACTCATAAACCAAAAATAAAATAGTATGGAAAATTTACTGCAATGCAAGGGCAAGAAATTCAAGGCCAACATCTACAACATCCCAGTTGAAGGGCGTATTCAGGTAGAGGAAGGGAGTATTTATCTATGCCAAAATGTGAAGGATGGAGCCGATTGCGAAGACAAATTAGGCTTCAAATGCAGTTGGCACATCGAGGATGGTAGCGAGATGGCACTCATCAAAAACAACGTTTCAAATCTTTGTATCCACCCTTCGACGAAAGAAGAGGCCGAATCTTTCAAGGATTGGCAGGTAGGGGATAAGCTTGTATACGAATCAAACACTTGGGAGGTGATTTTCCGTAGTGGAGAATTGGTCGTGTGCAAGAGAGAGAACGGCAATGTGCCTTACAATTTCACTTGCGACGAGCTTTACACATTAGGGTTTCGCCTTGTTTATGAACCTGATCCTGAAACTGAGATTGTCGAAGTAACGATGGATGAAATCGCCAAGATGAAAGGCATTCCGGTAGAGCGGCTTCACATCAAAAAGGAATAGCATCACAGGGTGCGTAGTTCAACGAGAGAACGATTAAGGAGAGACGAGAGAACGGCAACCTCTTATGGTTTGTATCGGCTTGTGAAACGCGAAACAATAAATGCAGGTTCGAATCCTGCCGCACCTCCAAGATAGCCACCGCATAGGTGAGGGGTTTGATTGCTGGCACTAACCCCGCCGCAAGGCAAAAGCAATTTCTGTGTTCTTTGACACATTGATACACGAGAACCATCCGAGCGGATGTAAAACCCGGCGAGCGACTTGGCGCAGAAGGGCTGGCAACAGATAAATACCAATGAACGAGCGATGACCCGGAGTAATCCGGAGAGCCGTATTGATTATTACGCCTGGTGTGGCTTGACCGCCTATCCAGGCTCTATGGCAGGCCTTGCGCACCGTTCTTTCAGCAGTGGGTTATTTCATTTTAGGCGTGAGGTCTGCATCTTGCCCGCGTGCGCTTTTCGGTGGCGCAGTTTTGAAATGGAGTTTAAAGTTACAGTGCGCGCGGGCTTATTTGCAACACCTTAAAACAATTATACTATGGAGAAGAACACTTTGAGGAAGAGGAGATTTCTATGCTTCGACCTGACGCCCAGGTGGAAAATGTGGAAACGGATCGAAGACCTGGAGGTGCGGCTTGCTACATGCCTTTGCGAGCGCAATGAAGCGGATGGACGCCTTATCGAGCGGGAACACGAGGTATTGGCGCTCACTCAAGCACGTGATACCCTGTACAAGCGCATCGACGAACTGGAAGGCAGGCTCAGGAAATTCGACCGTACCCGTGGGAAAAGCGGCAAATACATCAAAGGCCATGAAACACGATCCTCAAAATAAAATTCTGGCCTATCTCAAGGCCGGCGGCAGGCTGACTGTTCGCAAGGCTGAGAGGCTGTACCACACAACGGAGCTGCGCCGGATCATCAGTCGGCTCCGGAAAATGGGATATTCCATTTGCTCGAACAAACAGAGGGCCGTTACGGAAGACGGACGGCCGACACAGTTTAACGAGTACTATATGCCACAGGTAGCGGATTCCTGCCAATAATCCGCAAATCGCATTTTAAGTTTGGTATTTGCCATTGGCCTGCTGTGAAGCACGCGGATGGTGTGCCGTCGGCATTAAAGCCCTACGCGGTGGCGTGGGTGAGTGGAGATGTCGGCGGCATTTATTGAGCTATGGTGTATCGGCTGGGTGCTATCCAATCAGCACCGCGCAAAGGAGATTGGAAAATTGCTAACCTCAATATTCGAAAGCCATGAATGAGTTTACGGAAATCACGGTTAAATGCGTGTGGACGACGATAAAGGGGCGCATTTGGCGAGCCCAATACCGCCTGCGGTCAAAGGCTGTCCGGATACAATCCAAGGCCATCTACCGGGCATTGAAGAACGAGAACAAGCCCCGTATTTACCGGGTTGAAATACGAACGGGTCAGCGGTCGCCATTCTCCCAGAGGGCCAGAACACTGATGGAGGTAGACCTAAAGTTGATTTATCGGGCTATCCGCGAAGCCATTCAGAAGGATATGCGCGGTGATGAAGACAAGCGGGTCTATACGGTGGCCTACAAAATATACGACATCAAAGCGATCCATCACTACGAAGTCCACGAAGAACAAGGTGGTGACAGCTATATGGATATTTGCGAGACCTATTTCAAAGTAGACCGCGATACCATCGAAATCATCGAGGTCAAGGATATCGACGGTGGCATGCACGCCGGGCAATTGCACCGGCTAAAAGAATACGGAGAACAAAACAACTTATAACCATGGGAATCTATAGCAAGCTGCTGGAAATCCAGAGGAGCGTCAGGGCGTTGCTTCCGAATGCTGATGGAAATAATTACAAGTACATCAGCGGTTCGAAAGTACTTGGCATCGTCCGACCCAAGATGGACGAACTCGGTGTGATCCTCAAAACGGAGGTTCTCGACATCACAAATATCCGTCAGGATTATACCGTAGGCCGGGATCAGCGACCTAAATCCGAAATCCTATCGAGTGTAAAGATGCGTTTCACTTGGATTGACGTGGAATCCGGAGAGAAGGATGTATGCGAATGGAGCGCCAACGGTCAGAATGATTGGGACAAAGGTGTAGGCTCGGCAATGACCTACGGGGAGCGTTATTTCATTCTCAAATACTTTCATATAGCCACTGATGAAGATGACGTAGACCGGCTGTCTCGGCATGAGGATGTCGGCCCGGCTTCCAAGCCTACGCTTACTGACGAATTGCTGACTTTGGACTTGTTCGAAGAGATAATCAAGGCTAAGGAAAACGCCAAAGGAGCCAATAAGCGATTCTCATTAGCCGGGTTCTTGGAGTCCAAGTATATCGTCGATCAAGAAATGCTTCCGAAAGTCAATGTCAAAGTTACCGAATATTACAATTTAACGAGGGAAAATAAAGCATGAATCAGCAGATAACACTATTCGGAGATACGGCATCCATTGCCGATCTCGCGGGCAGGGCCATCAGCGCCGTCGTAAATGGCGACATCAGCCCTATCGAGGCGCATATCCAGATCAGCCGCATGGAGAATGCGATCAAGCAATTCAAGGACGATACGCAGGTGCGTGATATCACACTCCGCGAACTGTCTAAATATGGCAAATCGCACCAGTTCGGGGACTGCCGGCTGGAGGAGGCCGAATCGGGCGTAAAATACGACTATTCTATGTGCGGCGACAGCAAACTGCGAGATATGTATGAAACGCTTGAAGCTTTAAAAGTGGACATCAAAGAGCGGGAGATGATGCTGCGCAGTATGCCTGCATCGGGCTTGGCGGATCCGGAGACGGGGGAAGTGTTGTTCCCGCCCGCCAGGTCGAGCAAGACTATTATCAAGACTACTTTTAAAAAACCACTGCAATGAATGTATCCAATTCCGATATGCGCAGGGTGATTCGGGCGATTGATATGCTTCGTCCGCTCCCTGAACAATCCACGCGCGAGTGGGATGCCATCCGCAGGTTAAAAATATTCGCCAAAAAACAACAACGAAAATATGGTAAACAAGGTCATCATCATCGGGAATGTAGGTTCTGATCCCGAAGTTCGTGTATTGGACGGGGGCGCCAAGGTTGCCAGCCTGAGTGTGGCGACGACCGACCGTTACACCGACAGGCAAACAAAAACCGTAAAGGAGATAACGGAGTGGCATCATGTGGTGGCGTGGCGCAATACCGCGGATATCGTGGATAAATACGTGAAGAAGGGGGCGCAGATTTACGTCGAAGGTCGGTTGCGAACCCGCGACTATACCGACCGAGATAGCATCAAACGATACATCACGGAGATCATGGCCGATACGGTCAGGATTTTGGGGCGCAGGGAATCCCAGGCTTCATGCACCTCTACTACCTCCCAAATGCAATCTGACCCCGACGATCTTCCCTTCTAAGCCATGGATACATCTGAACTTAAAGAGATCGAGGAAATGCAGCTCTTCATTGAAGCAGAACCGCCTACTGAGCCGCAGGCAATTTCACAGCGCATGTCAGAACTGAGTGTGCGTATGGCGCGTAGCGGCTATCTCCTGTCGAAGGCGAAATACGAACAGGAGTTGGCGATGCTGAAAGCCTCCCGGCTGAAAGACCTGATACCTCTGGCGCCGAGTATCCAAAAAGAAATACTTCGGGCGTCCTGTGCCGAGGAGAACAAGGTCGTTAACATGCTCGACAGGATCAACCGCACGTGTGCCCATCAAGTAGACATACTACGTACGCAACTGAGTTTCGAGAAGGAGCAGATGCGCCAAATAGGCTATAACGCATGACAGATTTAGAACGGGAATACGACCGTGTTTTCAGCCTTTTTATACGTCATCGAGACTGTCCGGGTGGGCGAGGTTTCTGCATCACCTGCGGGGCGCCCATAGCGCCTGAAACATGCGATTGCGGGCACTATATAGACCGAGCTCACAGGTCTACGAGATGGGACGAAAGGAATTGTCACGCCCAATGCAGGGTTTGCAACAGGCATTCTGCTGGTCGCATTGGAGTTTACCGCCAAGTACTGATCCGAAAATACGGACTTGCAGTCGTTGAAGAACTTGAACGCAGTAAGCACAGCGTATTCAAAATGTCGAGGTCGGAGATGTCCGATAAGATCAATTATTACAAACGATTAATTCGCAATGTGTAACACTTCAAATAACAGTTGGATTAAGATGTACCGCAGCTTCCTCGATTGGGAGTGGTATCCGGATACGAACTGCGTACGGCTGGCATTGCATTTCATTTTGAAGGCAAATTACCGGGCCAAGAAGTGGAAGGGTTTAATCATTGACCGCGGACAATTGGTAACCAGCAGAGGACAGCTGTCCGAAGAGACAGGACTTTCGGAGATGCAAATACGCACCGCAATAGACAAGCTGGATAATTGCGGGTTTATAACCAAGTCGGGAACACGCAAATATACTATCATAACTGTCTGTAATTATGACTTATACCAACAAGCACAGGATGGTTTTGATAATGGTTGTCAACCAACAGATAACCAACAAACAACCAGCAAACAACCAACAGATAACCAACAAATAACCACAACTAAAGAATATAAGAAAGAAAGAATAGAAGAATATACACACACACTGGTAGATACTAAAAAGGGGGTTGTAGGGGGAAAAGAGACGGAGGCCGTGGAACTCATAGAATGGATCGCCACGAACGCGCCATGTATTGCTTCGATGCCCGAGCCCATAACTGCAGCACAGGCCGTGTGGCTGTTGCAGGACTACAACGTGAAAGATATTCGCCGATTGATAGCTACCATGCAAAGCAAGCAGGCATACCTCAAACACACGAATGCCTATACGGCTTTTGTCAGTTACGCAAAACTCGACAAGGCGCTTAAGGATGGCGGGCCGCCAAGTGTGCAATCCGGGGAAAAGTATTACACACGGGATGAAGCAATGGCCTACATTCGATTCCGTCGTTTGGGCGGCTCTCTTAAAGATAATTTCACTCTTGAGCGTGTGAATGGGGTGTATTTGTGGCGCTTGAAAGCCTCAGTCCCCTCAGTTAACCTTTAACGAATAAAAGATGGATAACAATCAAATAATGAGTTGTCAAGAAGAGTATATTTCTCGGATAAAACATGAGCTTTTGGGATTTTTTACCACGGATCAAGTATGCCGTATTGTTGAATCCCTCTTACTTGTTTGCTCAGATTATCGTATTGAAAAACATTCAACCTCTATAGTTTCGTATCAACCGGAATGTATTTCCGAAGCACAATTTGTCGTTCAGAATTTTTTAGTTGCCAAGTCGGTCGAAGGATTCAGTCCTCGTTCAATAGCGTATTACCATCAAATTTTAAAGCAGTTTTTCGCCTCGACGACCACCCAGTTTCCGAATCAATCACTTAAATGCATCAGTTCGGATGTTGTGCGGTGGTATTTGGCCATGCGTAGTGTTTTGGGCAAAGTCAGTAAAGTGACACTGAATAATGAACGACGTGTATTATCGTCTTTTTTTTCATGGGCATCATCAGAGGGATATGTTCAGGTCAATCCGATGCTTAAAATAAAATCTATTCGAGTTGATAAACGAGTAAAGGAACCCTTTACGGATGACGATATGGAAGCTATCCGGGGCTCTGTCAGAAATAATTTTGAACATGCTCTGGTAGAACTTCTTTATTCAACAGGGATTCGCTGTTCGGAGTTGGTTCAAATACGCATTAGGGATATAGATTTTCAGAATATGCAAATGAAGGTTTTGGGGAAGGGCGGTAAAGAACGCTATGTGTATTTAAATGCCAAAGCGAAACGGGCCGTTCTGGCACATATGTCACATGGTCACGTAGATTGTTACCTTTTTCCTGCATCTCGGTCATCGAATCATATATCCACATCTTATGTTCGGCAGGTTCTGCATGATATAGGGAAGCGGGCCGGTGTCTCAGACGTACATCCGCATCGTTTCAGGCGGACTACCGCATCCATGGCTTTGAGTCGCGGAATGCCGATAGATCAAGTACAAAAATTATTAGGTCATTCGAACATTGAAACAACGACGTTGTATGCTATTACGGATGTTGAAAATGTGAAATCAAGCCATAAAAAGTATTTGAATTGATGAAACAGCTATGTGACATATTGGGAGCCGAAACCGTAGATTCTATTCCATATCGCCTAAATGAAGTTCTTTTTTACGGCGATTCCGACCGGGATCCTATTTACCGGGCTATATGTGATATGTATGCGAATGATTTAAGCTATGATTGGTTTTATGATTTTTATCAGAGCTTGTACGCACAACGCAAGGATTTGAAACAGGACTTTACGCCAAAATCTATTTCGGATGTCCTGTTGCGTATATCTTCGTCAGATTCAGCCAAAATCACCTATGAGCCCTCTGCCGGCACCGGGTCTCTGTTGATACGTCATTGGTGGAGATCGCGTAACAATTATTCGCTATTTAATTACAGTCCTATTGATCACATTTACATTTGTTCTGAAAAATCAAGTCGCAGCATTCCTTTTTTATTATTCAATCTCAGCGTTCGTGGTATTCAAGGTGTTGTATTTCATGAAGATACTTTAACAGAAGAGTGCTCGTCCATATACTTAGTAGCAAACATATTAAATAATCCCCTTTGTTTTTCACAAATAATTCGATTGAAAGATGAAAAAAACGAATATAAAATACTCTCCACAAGAGGAGGCGATGCTCAAGGAACTTTATTCTGACATGCAGAATTCCAATATATCTATTCTGCTCGGTCGTTCTGTGAATTCCATTGCTAACAAAGCATCTCGTTTGGGATTGAACAAGTCTAAATTGCATCTTCATAAAATAGCTGCTATGCCCAATAAAGGTAAATATAAATCAGGTCATGTGCCTCATAATAAAGGACGTCGCCAGCGGGACTGGATGAGCATGGCGGCTTTGTCTAAATGCACAGCAGCGCGTGTGCATCGACGTAAAAATACCCAAGGATATTTGGCTAAAGGTGTTCTGATTAAAAGAATAGACGGAAAGCTACGTAATGTGGCTCGCCATATCTGGGAGATTACTTTCGGGGCAATACCCGATGGTTATGTTGTGCATCATCTCGACGGCAATCTGCGAAATGTGAGCATAGAAAATTTAGAGTTACGTCGTAGGGGATGGAACTTAGGATACGACAGCGTAGCCGTAAAACAAAGTATTGCTTCTCGTCGTGCAAAGGCTCAACGCTGTAACTACCAAGGTAAATCAATAACAGAATGCCGATCTTATGATACAGATTGCATGCCTAATCCCATGGAGTTTATTATAAAACAGCAAAAATTATGACAGACCAAGTAACGAGCATCGAGCAGTCGAAGCGGCTGATCGAGTTGGGAGTGCCCGCAGATAAGGCGAGCATGGTATGGGAATGGGGATGGGTTTGTGGTACAGTGGACGAAGAAAACTATGAGCTCAAAATTTGGCAGGAGTGTAAGCTGGATAAGATTCTGGCCTATCAAGAATTTCCCGAATCTTTTATCCCCGCCTTTACTGTCGCCGACCTGCTGGCGGTGTTGCCGAAAGTCATGGAGGATGATGAGGGTGTTCCGTTCTACCTTAACATCCAATACAACCGCAAAGAATATTCAGAGATCAAATATAAGGGCGTATATGGCATCCTATGGAGTTGCTTCGGGGCGTCGCTCTTGAATAATCTTGTCGAAGCAGTTGATGGAGTGGTAACTAACGGATATGAATTAACCCTATGAAACTGCCTATCGAGGTTCACAACAAATTGATCCCGTTCAAGGGATTCAGTTGGGTAACATGGCTTGCATTCGCATTCACCCGCAAGCCGAAAGACCGACATTTGGACGAGACTACGCGCCGCCATGAAGGAATCCACTGCGCCCAGCAGATCGAACTGGCCGTGCTGTCCGCGGCAATCCTCCTGCCCGTCGCCATCAGCTACTCGTTCGCGTGGTGGGGCTGGGTGCTTACGGTGGTCGGCATTCTCTTCGCCGGATGGATTTGCTACGGCATTTCGTGGCTGATCGAAGTGATTATCCCGCCTTATCCGGGCGCGTACTACTACACCTGCTTCGAGACCGAGGCGTACAACCATGAGGATGATCCGGACTACTTGAAGCGGCGCATACCGTTCTGGGGCTGGATTTCCTGCATACCGAATTGGAAAGTCAAACACAAAAAAAACTAATTTATGAATACAGAAACGATGTTTTCATCTAAGACCGATTTGTGGGCCACACCACAGGATTTCTATGATAAACTCAATAGTGAATTTCATTTTACACTTGATCCTTGCGCCACCCCGCATAATGCTAAGTGTGTTAAATTCTACACCAAAGAGCAGGACGGGCTCCGAAAAGATTGGGGCGGGAATACTGTTTTTTGCAATCCGCCATACGGTCGGGATATATACGCATGGGTTCGTAAATGCTTCATGGAGGCACAAAAAATCAACACAATAGTTGTAATGTTGATTCCGGCGCGTACAGATACTCGATATTTTCACGAATTTATTTACCACAAAGCACGGGAAATTAGATTTATAAAGGGGAGGCTAAAATTCGGGGACCAAAAAAATAGTGCTCCGTTCCCGTCAATGGTGGTTGTATTTTAATCCATAAACTGTTTTAAAATTTAAGCACAAAGATAACTAACCATGAAAACACTTTATCTCTGGGTTTCAGACAAAGGCTGGACACCCTTTCAGTACAATGAACTTTCTGAATTATCCTCCGAATTTGAGGCGCGCAATATCAAACTGGGCTACGGGTGCGAACTGGGCGACGGGTGCGAACTGGGCGACTGGTGCGAACTGGGCTACGGGTGCAAACTGGGCGACGGGTGCGAACTGGGCGACGGGTGCGAACTGGGCGACGGGTGCGAACTGGGCTACGGGTGCAAACTGGGCGACAGGTGCGAACTGGGCTACGGGTGCAAACTGGGCGACGGGTGCGAACTGGGCGACGGGTGCGAACTGGGCGACGGGTGCGAACTGGGCTACGGGTGCAAACTGGGCGACAGGTGCGAACTGGGCTACGGGTGCAAACTGGGCGACGGGTGCGAACTGGGCGACGGGTGCGAACTGGGCGACTGGTGCGAACTGGGCGACGGGTGCGATGTTCCTAAATCGCTATTTATCAGCGCATCTCGTCATACAGTATCCTATTGGGGTGAGGATGTTATTCAAATAGGCTGCAAACGCTACACCATTTCCGAGTGGCAGAAGCATTTCCGAAAAATTGGCGAGGCCGAAGGCTATAGTCCCGAGCAGATGGAGGAATACAAAGGGTATATAGACCTGATCGCTGCAATGCACAAGACGTGGGCGTTACACTAAAACATCCTAACCATGAAAAGCGAAAAAGCAAGGGAATTTATCGACGGGTGCATAAACAACCTTACAGTTGATATGCCTGACCACGTTGAAAGGCGGTTGAGATTGGCAATGACCCACACAGCCGAGCTTGCCGAGCAGGAAGCCGAGGAGCGGATGCGGGCGAAAGCGATTGAGGCGTATTGCCAAGATTGCGGTTGTAGGGTAGAAAATGAATGTGGGATAGATTCGGATAGTTGTATAGCATTCCGAACTTTCATCCAAAAACTGAGCGAGAAATGAAAACGACTGAGGAAAGAGCAAAAGAATACGCGCATCAATACCGACGAGATGTACATGACTTAAAAGGTGAACGAGCCGATGCGGCCTTTGCGGCATATTGTCAGGGTGCCGAGGATAAGCATAAAGAGCTTACCCGCTGGCACGACCCGAAAGAGGAATTGCCGGATGGCAATCGAGATGTTTTAATTAAAACAACGTTATGCACAAAATACCGCATAGCCTTCTACAAGGCAAATGAGACGCGGAATTATCATTGGCACGAGAACAATGGAGCTATTGACGATGATATGGTTATCGGCTGGCGGGATATCCACGAATAAGTCAAGATTATGACAAAAGCATCATTTGACACAATAGGCGGACTGTTGATCGCCTTTGTTGCGGGAAACTTAGCGCAACACGACTACTCGGTGGCGGATTGGTGGAGGTTTGCGCTGCACGTTATTTTTACTGTTGCGGGAATTTGGATGTTTATCGACGGATATGACAATTTACCGAAAAAATAAAACATGACACCGAAGGAACTTTACGACTGGGCGGTCGAGCGTGGAGCCGAGAATTACGACATAAAAATACGTGCGTTCATTGATGGCTGGGGTGACATTGCTTCCGATATTGAGGAGCTTGGAATTGTCAAAAAAGAACGACCTAAAATGATTATAATTGACATAAATAACCAATGAAACGAGAACTCACACTGGCCAACATTGCGGGGTACCTGCCGCATGGGTTGAAAGTTATATACAAGAATGCGAGGCATTACGGTGTGTTTGATATTGAGATAGGCAAGCGTCGTACGTCGGACGGCCTTTGTTATTATCTGGAGGAAAACGAATTGCCCGTCCTCCGGCCGATGTCCGACCTGTGCGAGGAGATCACCGAGCAGGGCTATAACGAGGGAAAGCCGTTTGTGCCAATTGTGACTATGGCAAAAGTCGCCTACAAGGGTGTAGGAGATTGGGGGCATCCCATATATTCAGGAGAAGTTTATCAGTGTTCTTGTAACGGCATTTTCTATGGATTCGATCTGGCCGATGGCTCCTTTGTAGTCTGCGATCAGACTGGGTTTCCTGTGTTTTCCCCTAAGCAACGTGATCTTTTCGACCTTCTCCACCGCCTGCATTTCGACCACCGCGGTCTGATCGACGCCGGGCTGGCCGTAAGCGTTCACGATTTACCCACAAACCCGTATGAGTGATGAAAACCAACAGACCGATAAACGACTGTTATTGCTATAACTGCCGGAAATACGAGCAGTGCCGGGACGAAGGAATGTTTGACGAGGGACGGGACATCATTGACTTCTGCGTGGACTATGAGGATGTGAGCTATCCCGATGACGATAACGACGAAAATGATTAAGTCATTAAAACCAAACTACTGTGGAAGAGAAGATGAACCACACAAAACCTAAAGGCGGCTATGTGTTTATGACGTATGACGAATTTCAAGCCCTTGCCGAGGTAATTGCAATGGCAGAGGGAGGGGTTGAATCGGCAGACGAAGATTTCGCTAAATACATGCGCAAGCATGTGCGAAACGCGAACAAATTGATGGTAAAATTCAACACGAGAAAGAAAAAATGAAAACAGGAATTGAGATGATCGCAGAAAGGGAAAGCAAGATATTCACGGCAAATGGAATGTCACGCGAGGAACTGAGACTGAATTACAATGCGGCCTGCAACGCCTATCTGGCTGCTTTTTGCGAGAAGCACGGCTACGATTATGAGCCGGCTGCGTGGACAGGTAACGACCCCGGAGGAATTGCAGAGGTCGGCGATCTATTCGTGAGCATGGCCGATATGCTGACGGACATCGACCGAGACGCTCCGAAGGAGGAATACATCAAGTACTACGACTACTGTATGCGTGTCGGAGGGATTTGTGACGGCAAACTGAACACCCCGAATTACGACAGCTGGCTGCGGGGATGCCCGCGGATGGACGAGGAGCAAATAGCTCGGCTGGAGGAATTGCAACGGGATGTGCGTAGTGCAGAGATGAATTTGAAGGTCGAGATCGACAGAATTAACAACCTCAAACAAGAATAGTTATGCGAGAGAGTAAATTCAGAGGCAAGCGTATAGATAACGACAAGTGGGTTTATGGAGACCTGATTCATTGCTACGGCGCAGACGCAGGCCGGATATTTATCAAGACCTTTACAGGATTATATGAAGTTGATCCCACTACCGTCGGCGAGTATATTGGGCTGAAAGACAATAACGGCACGGATGTTTGGGAGGGAGATATAGTAGAATGGGAAAATCTCATGAAAATCAATAGGCGTAGCGTAATTGCCTATCGAGATCGGATGTTCTGTTTTGTAGATGCGAACAATGAACCTGAGGAAATTTGGTGTTGTTCATTTACGAAAATAGGTAATATCCACGACACCCCGGAATTACTTAAAACTGAATAACCATGCAGAAGATAATGTTTAACGACCGCTATGGACTGACGGATGCGGTCATTGACTATATAAAAAACAATACGCGCCGCATCGAGGGAGGTGAACAATTTCAACGGGCTGCGACCTCGGCCGAAGACTTCACCTATGAGGAAGCCACTGGCTGTATCGTAATGTGCTGTCAAGGAATTGAAATTTTTCGCCATAAATGCCGCTACAAGGTCGGCGAGGTCGTGGCCGTGGCGCAAAGTTATTACCATGCGTTTTCGCCAAGATGTGACATTCCTGTATATGGCGCGGATAGAACACCTGGCTGGCGAAACAAACTGTTTGTGCGAGCCGATTTGATGCCCCACCAAATCCGCATCACCGGAATCAAGTGCGAGCAGTTGCAGAGCATTTCGCACGATGACTGTTTTCGCGAGGGCATTATCGAATCGTGGTACGAATCCACAGATACCACCACGTATGGGTTTGTCGACGAGAAAAAGGGAACAGCCGTTGAATTTGACACTCCCCGCAAGGCCTTCGCCGCACTAATCGACAAGGTGTCCGGCCGTGGAACGTGGGATCGGAACCCGTGGGTGGTGGTTTACGAATTTGAATTGGTGAAATAGTATGAAATTTACAACCCCATGCTTTGTCCGTGTCGAGGATGCGGAAAAGCGAAAGGAGCTGACCGAATGGCTGAAGGGAATCGGGTATTACGTATGCTCCTGCTGCCTATTTGACGGCTGTAACACCCTGCATTGCAGAGGGATTGATCGGCTTAAAATCGCTTACGAGGTGCACGGGATCTGCGACTACGACGAGGAGACCCGATACAGCATCGGTCAGTTTAAGGCCGAAAATGCCGAGAGTCGCAATCCGAGTTACGACTGCGGTGAGAATGTCGAGCTGTTCAAGGCGTTGGCAGCGATGAACGACGAGAACGACCGCGAGCAGTGGTTTATCGCGGAGGAAGCGAAGGCATGGGTAAACCAAGGGCTGTATGCACCCATTGGGAGCTTCGAAAAATGCTTGCTGGAGCATCGGGTCGGTATCCCCGCCCGTAAGGCCACGGTTGAGGAGATTATCGAACATTTCAAAAAGAGGGAGAAATGATACGAGCAAGATTCTATATCAAATTCAAAGATTGCGGTAACGATTATCGGCCAGTTAAATGGCCGATCAAGTATCCGTATTGGTGTACGGGCGAAAGCGTCGACGCTTTCGTTATTGTCGCCTATGCCGAAAATGTCGAGCAAATAAAGGGGCTATGGCCGGAGGCTTATATGATCGAATGCGAGGAAGTGAATGAAATAACCTTCACTACAAGATTCCCAAAACCGAAGTGGTACAATTCGAGTTCGAATTGTTGAAATAGCGAGATTCTCGCAAAATCAAGATAAAATGCAGAAAAATGAGAACCTTACAGTATTCGAAGCCGTAGCAGCCGATGCCGTATCATACGCTGATGCCGTCCTTGAAGAGCTGGAGAAAACAGAGAAGAAATTATGAAAAAGCAATATAATGAAAGGCCTACAACCATAATAGTTTGGCTGGTCGTAATACTGGCAATAATAGTTATGATCGCCTTTACCGGAATCAAGCCGGCAATGTAAAGGGCTCCCTGATCCGGAGCCCTTTGCGTTTGTGGCGCTCTCAAGCCCCACCTTTGACACATCACTCCAAAGGTAGCAACTTATTTCGATTAAAGCAAATGGGGAGAAGGGCGGAAGGGCGGCCAACTATCGCCGACTATACGGTATGGACAAATGAACTGAGCCGGGAAGAACTGATGATAATTATACACGGCATACGCAATCATCGGATCAACCAGGCTAAGAGGAAGCTCCAGTTCTTGCGGGCGCATCGCGACAGGCGCCGAGGGTATGGCCGGATAAGAAATAAGCCGCGAAGATAGCGCGAACGGGCTGTCAGCTATGAATGCCGGCAGCCCGTTTTGTTGTTCCGTTATGACAATTCCCCGAATGGCTTTACGCTTCGTACCCCTCGTAATAGTACGACTGTTCGATACCCTTGAAAATCACCTCCCGATCATCCGTGCGGTCGGTCAATGCCTGGCCGAGCAAGGCGCGTAATTCAAGGTCATTGATCGGGCTGCGTTCCATAGCCTGCAAATACAAATCCTTATCCACCTTTCGCCAGTCCACAACCTGCATCAATCGTTTTTTCAGCATCATGTCAAGCCAGATACGGGTGGCCCGACCGTTGCCCTCCATGAAGGGGTGGGCAATGTTCATTTCGACGTATTTCGCAATTATTTCCTCAAAGGTTGTTTCCGGCATTTGCTCGATCACCGGGAGGATGGCACCCAGATAAAGGCAATTTGCAAATCGGAAACCACCCTTTGCGATATTCAGCGTCCGGATTTTTCCGGCAAAGTCGTACAACCCACCGAACAAATAGCGGTGAATCTCACAAAGCCCGGCCACGGTTCCGACCTCTATGCGGTCGATGTCCCCCGATTCGAATAGGGCGCGCGCCTGTTCGAGGCTTTGGGCGTCTATTTGGTCTGTTTTCTTTCCCATAATTTATTCTCCCTTCTCCACCTTGATAAGTTTGTCGCAATGCGGGCAATGTATTACACCCTCTTTCGGGGCGGCGAACAACTCCGACACCTCAACACCCAACACGCCCGCAATCTTTTCGAGCAACGGCAACGATGTACTACCATTTGCTGCCCTGCTTAATGTAACCTCCGAAACACCCAATTTTTCGGCCAATTCCTTTTGCGTGGTATTGCACATTTGGCATACCTCCTTGATTCTCAATTTCATTATCGCGTGATGTTAATTGTTTGTACCTGCAAATATACAATAATATAGCACTAAACGATAATTAAGGCCAAAAAAAATACATTTCGTGATAATTTTTTTGTCGATTTATTTTGTTGTTATTATCATTAAATGTATATTTGCAGTAGAGAATTAAAGTTAAACGATAATAACCATGAAAGCAACCTACAACAAATCGAAGATTTTCCGTAACGCTTGGTATCTGAAACGTGCCAACGCCTCGATGTCGTTCTCGGCCTGCCTGAAAAAAGCGTGGCGCAATGAGAAGCTGGCGATGCTGACCGCGAGGATCGAGAACCGCCCGACGGAGCAGCCGAAGGCCACGGAGTACCGCCCCGAGCTGTTGATAGTGCCCGCGGACTATTACGGCAACAGCAGAACCTACTACGGCGACTAAAAAATAGCGAGATTCAACCAAAATCACGATAAAATTATGAAAAAGAACGTAAACACGACGAGTTCCCCGGAGATAGATTGGCGGGCGGAGTATTGGAAAGGTGTACGCGATTACATCGAACAGGGTGATCGCCTTATCAAGGCACAGCAGCGAATAGTCGAACTAACAAAAGAGCTTATAGAATGCCGTGATATTTTGGCCGGCAGGCACACAATCAATCAATATCAGTGCAAAACCAGCAAACTGAGTTAATACCATGACCACAGCATTAACCCCGTCCGACATTCGGACAATGGCCCGCAAAGCGGCCGATTACATTACCTTCCACTGCGACGGCCTCAGCAGGGGATTTGAGATTACCCACAAGGGATATATAGCCTTCATCAACTACGAGGCGAAGATGTGCAACGACGAGAGGCAAGACCTCGTGCTGGTGCCGGCGGTTTGGGACGCTGAAGGCAAAGAGTATCCCGATATATCCGAAGCCTTGCAATTAATGTTGAACTAATCATCTACGGTTATGATCTACGAACTATCCTTTGAAGGGTATACGGTGGGGTATTTCCCCACCGAGGCCGAAGCCGTCCGCCGGGCGGGTTACCTCCCGAAAGGCAGGTACACGATCCGAGAATGGGAAAGGGACGGCGATGTTTTGATGTTTCACCCACAAACAAACAGGGAATATGAGTTTACAAACGAATAAACCCTCCGACTTTAACAGCCTTTCGGAACTTTACATGAAAGCCAGCGAAGCCCGGTTTCAATTACTCCAAGAACGTAGCGAATTCGTCATGGAGATTGTCGAACTACGGATGCAACTGCAAGAACTGCGGGCGCAGGTATCGCCGAGCAAGGCCGTTCAAAAGCCGAAAGGATTATTAATGAAACTTACCCGATAAAAAACTATTGTATTATGAACAGAGACCAAATTTTACGACGGAACGACGAGATAACTGCGGAAACAGATGCGGTAATACGCAGAGGGAAAGAGATTGTGTCCAAATTGGAGAGCGGCGCAATAAAACCGGATGATCCACAGGTAAAGGAGGTACTCCAGCAGCTTATAGAGCGACGGAGGATCGGCAACGAATTTAATGCCGAACTAACCCGGTTGGTGCATGAACAGAGCGACGAACCCACCCGCACCCCACGTTGAGGAATTCCGCATATACCCCGAGGATGCCCCAGCCGTCAATCCGGGCGGCTGGGTTGGTTGTTGGCGTCTATTGTGTCCAAAATACACAACGGTTACACAAAGGGTAAAAGGTTGCGCCGCTGTCGTTATCCCCGACGCTCTAACGATTCGTTATACCGATTGGATAAAACCCCTAAAAACCGCTAAGGTTTTGCTAAGGGTAAAATGGTGA